CATATTACAATAATTTAGGATATCAACAAGTTATAAATAGGTAGCTTCTCTCGCCGCCGCAATTTTTTTTCGATTTGGCACTTATTGACGGCAATTGCACTAAATAGTATTATAAAAACATTGGACCATAGCTCAGTCGGCAGAGCGGGAAGCTGTTAACTTCTAGGTCCCTGGTTCGAGTCCAGGTGGTCCAGCTTAATCCACATAGCTCAGTTGGTTAGAGCCCCGAACTCATAATTCGGTAGTCGTTGGTTCGAGTCCAACTGTGGATACTAAGCCCTTATAGCCCAGCGGTAGAGGCACACGACTTAAAATCGTGACAGCGTTGGTTCAAATCCAACTAGGGGTACATAGAAAATTTACTATAGTACAATTATCTTGTATGAAGACCGAAAAGGTTTCTATTGCTAAACAAAAAGCTAATTTGGCAAAGTATATACGAGAGTATAAAGAACGCCATCCATGTGCCGATTGTAAGATACAGTATCCCTATTATGTTATGGACTTTGATCATGTTCGTGGGATAAAGCACAAAAATGTTATGGAACTAATTCCTACATTGTCTAAAAAGAAAATTGATGAAGAGATAGCTAAATGCGAGGTTGTCTGTTCAAACTGTCATAGGGTAAGAACCCATATGCGTAAAACTGCTAAGAGGTCAGCTTAAAAGGGTTTTCTTTTTCTATAAGCTCTATGCAATGCCATTGGCCAAGTAAATAGCTTAGAAGCTCTCAAAGCCCACTTTAAGAAAAAAGACTCTATCTGTTTTTGCATCTGCATCTCTTTAGACTCATTACGATAATGGTCTGTATGAAAGTATGGGCTCTTCATCATTTTTGAAAATTCATGTGGTGTCATTTTATAACCTATCTGTAAAGTATGTTCCGTTTATGTAAATCTTTGAAGCAGTAGTTAGAGTATAAGGGCTTGCTCCAGTTAATATATACTCTCTTACTGGCTTTGGTGTTGGAGTATCTCCTGCAAGCCAATGTAGATCCAATGTTTGAGATCCTGGTTGATGATCTACATTAAGAATTATGTGATTGTCTAAATCTGGATTAGGGCTACCTACGGGGTTATACCAAACCCAGCCATTAAAATGCTGCATCGTCCCAGCATGAGGAGGATAAGGCAAATCTACCTGTAATTGTCCTGTTCCAAAGTTAGTTACTGTGCTTAGGTTTATTTGTATCCAGAATGTTATTAAATATCCTTGTTTTACATATGCTGATCCATATGTCGGATAGTTTGAGTTTGTACCAGTAAATGTTAATCCTGTAGCTTTAAATTGAGGACTCCAATGAACTGGAGGCTGTGCAGGTATTGGTCCTGGATTTAATGTGTTCATGATCTATCTATATTAAATATGGCTACAGATACTCCAGAATCTCCGACTGCCCATATATCATCTGATGACGCAAGTTCAATTGTATATATCTGTCCTGGAAATAGCTTTATTCCATAATCAGAAGATGTTACCCCATATGCACCAAGATATGCAAATCCGATATCGGAAACATTTTGAATAGACATAGAATTTCTTGCATCAGTATTTTCTCTAACTACTAGATTTACTGCAGTAGAGTTTAATGCTTGAATTTTATGACGAGACTTCATATTTCTTATTATACCGCCTATAAAGCACAAAACCCAATCAGAGGCGGATCCGATTGGGTCTTGTGGTGACTTTCGTCACATACCTGGAGCGTAAGCTACGACAGGTACATCTAATTAAGCGTCAAAATTAATGACGCCCTTGCTTGCTAGAATGTCATAAATTCCAGCGCACATGTGCTTTAGTTGAGGTTCCATGGCTAGGATCTGCTTTTCCAGTTCCGCCAATTGGACTCCTTCCATATTAACAGCGGCAAGACGATTATCGTTATTAATCTTCTCTACCATTAACATGACAACTTGATCTTTTGTCATTTGTTATCCTCTTCTACTTGTGGGCTATATGCAGGATTAGGGCCCAATAAATAACCCTGCTCATGATATTGTATCATTTTTTCTACGTCTTCGCTACCCACTATTTTATTAGCCATTAGTGTAAGAAGATCGTAAATCCTATGGAGCATAATATAATTTACCATAGGCAAATTTGATTCTAGATCGTCAGTCTTCTGTTCTTGGTTGTTCTGTTCCATCATCAATTACCTTTCTTGTAATTTTACTTCTTGATCTTTTAAAATAATTAATTATATCTATTCCGTCTGCATCACAATATATAGTTTTAAAATCAATATCTGTTCTACCAGCTTGATTTGCGTAAACTAAAAAGTCTTGTGACTTGTCTGTGTGAATAGATATCATTGTTGTGTCTGGTCCACAAAATGAAGCATTAATAAATCCGCTTCCAACCAAAGAAACCACAACCTCAGCAGAGGTTATTTTTTTAATTTGTTCCTGCCAAATATAATCTTCTTGATTAAATATTTCAAATCCCTGGCTTTTCATGTATGCTGTGAGGCGTTCTGAGTTTTCTATGCTTCTATCTGCAAACGTTTTGCTGTCTCGTGTAATAAATATTTTTCTTCCAGGAATTACCTTGCTAATTAAGGGTCGTAAAGCATTTTTTAAAACATCGTAAGCATCTGCATGTACCCAAGTTGTAAAATACATAAGAGGGAATATTATATATGCGTTTTCAAAAATTAAATCTTTCATTAAATATGGAACACTTGATCTTGTTCTTTGATGGGCAGGACCAGAATTAAATCCTAAGCCAAATTTTGCTCCAGCATCTGTATAGTAGAACAGATAGCTACTATCTGCAGAAAATTCTTCACCAGGCTTAACATATATGCATTCATAATCTAGTCTAAAATACTTTAATATATCAAGCCAGTAATGTATAGGCTGGTAGCCCTTATCATCATTTCTGTTCATTCCATAAAAGTTCTTAGTTTCTGGATCTATTGGCTGAGCAGCAGCTAAAATTATTTTAAAGTTTTCACCACTTTGCTTTAAAGATATAATTTGAGGCAGTATCTCTAGCATGTCATGAAAGTATTTACAAGTTGTTTGAATGAAGAATGTATTTTCTCCGTAATGCTTTTCTGTTTTTCCAAATTCATACGGAACTAGCCTAGGAGTAACAGTCCTTACAGGCATACCAGTTGTTTTGTACTTTAAGTTTTTTGCTTTTATCCAAAAACCACAATTTCCAAATTTTCCAACTTTTTCTACAAAGTCTTTAGATTCAATCTCTTTAATTAAATTGTTTCTTAGTTCTGGATCAAGTATGTAGTCGCCTTTTAAATTACCTATTGCCATTTACTATCTTTTCTAGATTGTTATAAACTTCAATTCCTATGTAATTCTTATAATTACAGGAAATACAATAAAAAAATATATTGTCTTCTAAATCTTGGTTACAGAAGAGAAGGCCTTGATCCATTGGACATTCAATTCCAGGAACAAGACCTTCTCTCGCTAGAGTAAGATATTCAGATACCACTTGTATCTTCATTACTTACTCCTATCCTTGATAAGGGAATTCTGTTAAAAATTCCTTATAGCGGGCTCCATTTAATGAAGACCATGATGACCAATCTTCTCCGCCCTTGGTCATATAATACGTTATCTCTGCGTTTATTACGGGATCAAATAAAAGTACATTCGATCTTAATTCAAATTTTTCTTTACGATCAATGCCGAGTTCACCCAACATATTAATCTGAAAAATTCCGTAGGAACTGTCTCCAGTTTTCCTGTTACCATTGTAAGCCATAGGTCTAGAGTTAGATTCTGACTTAGCAATAGCCCAAGCCTGTTTAAGGGCTTTTCCTTCAAAGCCTACAGCTTGCAGAAGCTCTTTAAGCTCTTTGTCTGTAAGCATCTCAGAAGGCTTGTATACAGTATTGCTGTATTTCTCTAAGGTTTCTTTCTTCAGTTGTTTTTCTGTTTTCATCAATTCTGGTTTTGTAACCAGAGCTTGAGTTTCAGTTGGTCCTGGCTGGACACCAAATAGAAATAATGTTATCATTCCTATAACTACCCAGTGATGAGCAACTTCGCTCAAACGTTGTTTGATATTCTCCATTGGCATTTCCTCCTTTAGAGAGATAACGAACTATAATAATAACATTACTTGACAGTAGGTGTCAAGCCAGTCGACTAGGAAAAAATGGACATTTCTTTTGCAACGCCCAGAGTTAATGTGGCAAATAAGACAGGCTACGGATATGCAACCTCATGTATAACAAAATCATTAACTGATTTAGGACACACAGTATACTATCAAGATCCAAAACCACCAGTTCAAATAAATTTTGCACAGGCATTTCAATATAAGCTACATAGGAATCAATATCAGATTAGCTATACACCATGGGAATCTACTCAATTACCAGAATCATGGTGGCCAAATATTAATTATGTAGATGAAGTTTGGACTACATCTGATTGGTGTGCAAATGTTTTTGAATCTAATGGTTTAAAGAATGTAAAAGTTTATCCTCATGGGATTGATCCAATTTGGAAACCAAAGCGCAGAGAAGATGATGGAGTAATAAAATTTCTTCATGTCGGGGAGCCAGCTCCTAGAAAAGCTGGACAGCTTGTAGTAGAAGCTTTTATAAAACTATTTGGTAATAACCCAAAGTATCAATTAACTATTAAAGCATGGAAAGAAAATTCTACACGAATTTACAATAATACAATTGATAGAAATATAGTTGGATTACCAAATCAACTTTATAGTAATATTAATATTATATATGATGAAGTAGAAGATGATGAACTTGTAAAAATATATTATGATCATGATGTATTGGTTTATCCTAGCTATGGAGAAGGATTTGGTTTTATTCCACTACAAGCACTAGCAACAGGAATGCCAGTAATCTGTGTTGAAGAGTGGTGTCATTATAAAAAGTTTTTAGGTCCTTTATCTCTAAAGTCAAGGTTGATAGATTCACCTTGGTCAATTTTGCCTGGCCAAGTTTTAGAGCCAGATTACAAACATCTTCTAGATTTAATGATGGATGTATCTTTAAACTTTAAAGCTTACTCTGGATATTATTATGCCCAGTCGACTAAAATACATGAAGAGTATAACTGGAATCAGTTGACCAATAATTCATTTAGTCATATTTTTAATAAATTTATTTAAGGCCTTCTCATCTGAAATAAAGTTTGGTAGAATATACCTTACATTCATTTTTATATTAGGCGGAAAGAAGAGGAAACCCAACAATGTCAAGAACAATTGATAATGCTTATGAGAATTTTATTGCCCTATCTAGATACGCTAGATGGATTCAGGACGAAAACCGTCGTGAAACATGGGGAGAGACTGTAGATAGATATTTTGATTTTATGCTTTCTCACCTAAAGTCAATCGGATACGTTCCAGAAAATAAGGTTGTAGAAGATCTTAAACAAGCTGTGTATGACAGAAATGTTATGCCATCAATGCGTTCTGTAATGACTGCAGGTGCTGCATTAGATCGTGATCATGTTGCTGGATACAACTGTTCGTTTGTTCCAGTTGATTCTCCAAGATCATTTGATGAAACTATGTATATCCTTATGTGTGGAACTGGTGTAGGATTCTCTGTTGAATATAAGTATGTTAATAAGCTTCCTGCCGTCCCAGAATCATTTGAAAAGTCTTCAACAGTAATTACAGTAGAAGATTCTAAGCAAGGTTGGGCAAAGGCATATCGTGAACTTCTTGCATTGCTATGGTCTGGACAGATTCCAGCAATTGACGTAAGCAAGCTTCGTCCAGCAGGTGCACGTCTAAAGACAATGGGTGGACGATCATCTGGCCCACAACCACTAATTAACTTATTTGATTTTACTATTGCAAAGTTTAAGTCAGCAGCAGGTCGTCAATTTAAGCCAATTGAAGCACATGACATGATGTGTAAGATCGGAGAGATTGTTGTTGTTGGAGGAGTTCGTAGATCAGCCATGATTTCTCTTTCAAATATCAATGATATTGAAATGGCTCAAGCAAAAGCAGGTAACTGGTGGGAGAATAACTCACAACGTGCACTTTCAAATAACTCTGTTGCTTACTCACGTAAGCCAGAGATGGAACAGTTTATAGCAGAATGGAAATCTCTTTATGACTCGAAGTCGGGTGAACGTGGCATTTATAATGTGGCGGCGGCGCAAAAGCAGGCAGCTAAGTATGGTCGTAGAGACCCTGAAATCCACTATGGAACAAATCCTTGCTCGGAAATTATTCTCCGTCCTTATCAGTTTTGTAATCTTTCAGAAGTCGTATTACGTGAAAAGGATACACCTACAACTGTTGCAGAAAAGGTACGCCTTGCAACAATTCTTGGGACTTGGCAATCAACGCTAACTGATTTTAAGTATCTTCGTAAGATTTGGAAGGACAACACAGAAGAAGAAAGACTTCTTGGCGTTTCTCTTACTGGTCAGTTTGGAAATAAGTTTTTTTCTGGAAAAGAAAATATTAAAAAGCTTGAAGAAACTCTTTCTTCTCTTCGTGAGTATGCAAGAGAGATTAACAAAGAAGAGGCAGGTAAAATTGGGATTCCTGAGTCTGCAGCTATTACGTGTGTAAAGCCTTCTGGAACAGTGTCTCAATTGGTCGGGGTTAGCTCAGGAATGCATGCATGGCATTCACAGTATTATATTCGTACAGTTCGTGGAGACAAGAAAGATCCACTTTCAACATTCTTAAAGGAAGTTGGAATTCCAGTGGAAGACGACTTTATGAAGCCAAATGACACTTATGTGTTCTCATTCCCAGTAAAGGCGCCACAAGGTGCAATTACAAGAAATGATTTAACAGCAATTGAACATCTTAATACATGGCTTGTTTATCAACGTGCATGGTGTGAGCACAAGCCATCAATTACTGTATCAGTAAAAGAAGAAGAGTGGATGGAAGTTGGAGCTTGGGTGTATAAGCACTTTGATGAAGTTTCAGGTATTTCATTCTTGCCTCATTCGGACCACTCTTATAAGCAAGCTCCTTATCAAGAAGTAACAGAAGAAGAATACTTGGAGCTTCTAGCTAAGATGCCATCAAATATTCGTTGGGAAGATTTATCTTTCTACGAAACAGAAGACGGGACCAGCGGAACACAAACGCTGGCCTGTACTTCAGATGGCAATTGTGAAATAGTAGATATTAGCTCATAATGATTCAGTTTGCTTCAATGTGGTATGGAAGCATGACTAGATTAGAAAGACTTAGTATAAACTCTTTTGTCAAAAACGGGCATACTTATAATTTGTTTTTATATGATGATATTAATGCCAAAGGGTTGCCAAAAGAGGTTGTACTGCATGACGCAAATACTATAATTCCAGAAAAAGAAATATTTAAAGATATCTTTAAAAATGACTACCTACAGTTTTCAGATGTTTTTAGAATAAAAATGATGAAAAAATATGGATATGCTTGGGCAGACCTAGATACTGTTTGTCTTTCTTCTGAAACAAATCTAGGAAGTAGCTTTTTACCTACTATGCCCAAAAAAGATCATGAGCTTACTGATAAAAAATCACTAAATAACTCAATATTTTTAATAGATAAAGATTCTAATATAATGGATGGGTTAATACGAAAGATAGAAGAATTCTCTCCTATAAAAGCGGAAAGCGAATACTCTCTTGGCCCAAACCTATTTACAGAGTTTTTTATTTCTAATCAAGATACTTATAAGGCGATGAAGTCTTATATCTACCCATCAAATATATTTTATCCAATTCATTATGAGGATGTAGAAGATATGTATAAAAAAGATAAGTTATTTTTATGCAATTTTTTAACTAAAAAGTCTTTTGCGGTACATCTATGGAGAAATTCTTTAAAAAGAAAAAAGTCTTCTATAAGCGGTATTCCATTGATAGAATCTATGCCAGAAGATGGCTCTTGGCTAGATAAAATATATCAAAAATATCTACCCTATTCAAATGAGCTAGAATGGGATACAATATAACGTGGAGGATATAAATGGCTAAATTTGCATCTATGTGGTATGGTCCAATGACTAGACTTGAAAGACTTTCTGTTAACTCTTTTATCAATAATGGTCATGAGCACCATATTTTTCTGTATGATATGAGTAATGCAGATCGTCTTCCAAAAGAAGCAATTATTCATGACGCTAACGATGTTATGCCAGAATCTGAAGTTTTTAAAGATATATATAAAAATGAATACTTTCAGTTTGCAGATATATTTAGATTAAAGATGATGAAAAAGTATGATTACATCTGGTCCGACCTAGATGTAATTTGTTTGTCTCCAGACTGGAAATGGGACAAGATGTTTATACCAATATCTCCTAAAAAACCAGACGAATTTCCTTCAAGAATTATGCTAAACAACTCTTTGTTTTATATACCAAGCAATTCGCTATTTTTAGATGAAATGATATCCATAACAGACAAGTTTAATCACAAGACTACTACAGACGCATACATGTTGGCAATGAGACTTTTCACTGAAATGTTTATCTCTAATAAGGTTAACAATAGTATTGTTAGAAAGCATTTAATTCCGCCAAATGTTATTTATCCAATACATTATCGTGATATTGAAAAAATATATATAGCTAAAGAAATTTTTGTATGTGATTTTTTAACAAGAAACTCTTTTGGTATCCATGTCTGGCGGGACACCCTAAAAAGCTCTAAGTCTGTCAGCAACAATACTGAGCGTTTAATTGACTCTGAGCCAGAAAAAGGTTCCTGGCTATACAACATTTATCAAAAACACTTGCCATATTCTAGTCATTTAGAATGGCAAAACCTATAAAATATGTTAGAATAGTATTTAGGGCAATGCCCTAATTCCTGGGCAAAGTGCCCAGTAGAAGGAGGTCTTATGAAACAAGATCTAAACAATGATGGAAAGGTAACTATGCAAGAGAAGATTCTAGCAGCGTTAGCAAGCTATGGTCGCCATTTTCTTGGTGCCACAATTGCTCTATACATGACAGGCAATACTGACCCAGGAGATTTGATTAAGGGTGGAATCGCAGCTGTACTTCCAGTAATCCTAAAGGCTTTGAATACAAACGAGCCAGCTTTTGGATTTACAAAGAAGCAGTAATATAAACGTATTGGGAAAGCTCCTGTGCTAAAATAAGCATAGGAGTTTTCCTATTTTAGGAGATACTAGCAAATGGCAGGACAAAAAAACTTTGAAGTGGATCAAAACACCACATTCACATTTACCGTTGACTACGAAGACAACGGTGGAAACCCTATTAACTTAACTGGCTCATCTGCAAAGATGCAAGTCCGTGATTCAAAGGGTGGCCAAAAATTAGCGTTTACATTGACCTCACCATCAGGCGGTATCACTATAGATGGACCTAATGGAAAATTAACCATTAAAATGACTCCTACTCAGACCAGCAAGCTGTTTTATCCAAAATCAGAATATGATCTAATGATTACTGATTCTAATTTAAATAAGACTAAACTGCTTGAAGGTTTTATTACATTGAGTAGGAGCGTGACTATTTAATGGCCGAATCAGTAAAAGTAACCGAAACTAACTATAACGTAAAAGTAACCGAAATCCCTAATAAGGTTTCTATATCTACTCCTGGCCCACAAGGACCAAGAGGTAGAACCATTCTTAATGGTGAGGGAATACCAGGAAACAATTTAGGGCTTGAAGGCGATTTTTATTATGACAAACTAACTACAAGATTTTATGGCCCTAAGCTAAACGATCTTTCCTGGACAGGTGCTACAAATTATTTGTTAAGCACAATGACAATGACATACTCCTGGGAGCTTGCACAGGTAACTGGTCCAGTTTCTGGAGTATATTCTTTAGTTATTACTCATAACATGGGATACAATCCAAACGTTACTGTTAAGGCTAGTTCTGGTGATATATTAGAAACTGGTATCGACTATAATAGTCTTAATCAAATTACACTGACAATGGCTCAACCATTTTCAGGGACAGCATATCTGTCTTAAGGGAGAAGTAAATGGCAAGATTATTCGTAACGAGTATTAACCTCAATAAAAATGAGTTGTTAAATGCTCGAATTCAAAATTTAAGCACACCGCCATCTAGCCCAGTAACAGGTCAGATTTATTATAATAACTCTGAAAACCTTTTATACTTCTGGAACGGGACAGAATGGCTTACAGCATCAGGTGACTTTGGAGATAGTAACTATACTACCCGAATTAAATTTGGTCAAGCAGTATCTCATGGAACATCTCAGTATGTTGCACATGCAGACCACACACATGATGTAGCAGATATCCTAGGAACTGCTAATCAAATAACAGTAACAAAAGCAGTTAATGGAGACGCTACTCTATCTCTACCATCACAGCTAAATGTTACAAATATTAATGCTTCAAACGTAGAGCTTTCTGGAAACCTAGATGTTACTGGAACAGCAGAAATTACTGGAGCAGCTAATTTAAATAACACATTAACTGTAGACGGACATGCAGAATTTAATGATACATTGCATTCAGACGGCGCAGCTACATTCGGATCTACAGTAACAGTAACTGGTGCCACAACACTAAACGGTACAGTAGGAATTAATGCTAATACTACAATTGCTGGAGATCTAACACTATCTGGTGGAACATCAGATCTTTCTGTTGGAGGAAATTCAACAGTAACTGGAACATCTACACTAAATGGCGCAACAACAGTAAATAATACTTTAAAGGTAACTGGCGCAGTAGATTTAGATAGCACATTAAATGTAGACGGCGCAGCAACAATTGCTGGACAGTTAACAGTAAATAACTCTCTTGATTTAAATGGAAGCGCAGACATCTCAACAGCTTTAACTGTTGGTGGTGCTACAAATCTAAATTCAACATTAGATGTAACTGGAGCAGCACAGCTTGATTCAACACTAAATGTGACTGGAAATACAACTCTAGGCGCTGATTTATCAGTAGGAGATGATTTATCAGTAACTGGAGACGCTACAGTAGGCGGAACATTTGACGCTACTGGAGATGCAACATTCGGTGGAAACGTACAAATTGACGGAAGCCTCAATGTTGTAGGATCAATTAACTCTATCAACACTACTCAGGTAAATATCTCTGATAACAAGATTAATCTTAACAGCGATATGCCAGAAAATCAGGCACCAACAGTAGATGCTGGTATTATTGTTCACAGAGGCTCTGAAGAAGATGCTTTGTTCACATGGAATGAAACATCTGATCGTTGGGAAATTGGACTTGCAAATGGCCCACAGCATGCTCTTACAAGAAAATTTGTTTCTCAAATTGGAGATGGATCGACACTAAACTGGCCAATTACCCATAATATTGGAACCAGAGAAGTAACTGTACAAGTTTATGATGCAGTATCTTATGACACAGTAGAAGCAGATGTTGTAAGAACATCAGACAATATTGTAACAGTATCGTTTGCTTCTCCTCCTCCAGCGCAAGCTTTTAAGGTGGTAATAATCGGATAATGGCAAAAAGATTTCTAACCCCTATACAATTGGCTACTCTGGAGACTCCTCCAGTAAATCCAATTCGTGGTCAAATTTATTACGATACAGCTGAAGAAACAATAAAGGCTTATAACGGAACAATTTGGTACGATGTTGCGGGACCAAAGAATATCTTGGAGCACAGTCACGAAGGTTCTGGATATGTGGAAGAAGTTCAATATTCAAACTATGTAGACGACAATAGAATCTTTGCAGATTCACAAAACATAAATTCAGTATTTATAGATAATTCAATTGATGGAGGTGGCGCAAGTGGCAATTAGAATTCAACTCAGAAGAGATACAGCAACAAACTGGACCTCCTATAATCCAATTCTTAGAGCTGGCGAAGTTGGTATTGAAACAGATACCCAAAGATTAAAAATAGGTGATGGTACATCAACTTGGTCTTCTCGTCCATACGTAAACGTCCTTCCATCAGAATTAACTGAGCTTTCTCAAGATGCCGTTAATCAAGCATTAACAGCTGGTAATGGTATTACAAAGGTTTATGATGATGCAAATAATACACTTACAATATCTGTAGATACATCTGTAATTGCTAATAAAAATTATGTTGACTCTGCAGTAGCTGGAGTTTTAGATAGCGCACCAGAGCTATTAAATACTTTAAATGAATTAGCTGCAGCAATTGGAGACGATCCGTCTTTCTTTGCTACAGTTGCTACAAATCTTTCTAACCATCAGGCAGATACAACAAATATCCATGGAATAGCTGATACCTCAAAACTAATAACAGATGATGGTTCTCAAACTCTTACAAACAAAACTCTTACAAGTCCAGTATTAAACGGAGTACCTACAGCCCCTACAGCTGTTGCTGGTACAAATACTACACAAATTGCTACAACACAATTTGTTAAGACAGCAGTAGATAATTTAATTGACGGAGCACCTGGAGTATTAGATACTCTAAATGAGATTGCTGCGGCAGTAAATGATGACCCAGCATTCTTTACAAATGTTGCAACAAATCTTGCATCACATGAAAATGACACTACCAATATTCATGGTATAGCAAATACTGCTAAATTAGTAACTGATGACGGAGAGCAAACTTTAACAAATAAGGATATTTCTGGAGCAACTAACACATTAACTAATATTCCTAATGCTGCATTAGTTAATCCTTCTATAACAATTAACGGATATGAAATATTCTTGGGCGGATCTGCGTCATATAGTACAGATAATATTAATGAAGGAACAGTCAATCATTACTTCACACCAGAAAGAGCTCAAGATGCAGTAGCACAAGCAATTGCTTCTGGAACACACTCAAATATTATAATTGACTATGATGATGCAAATAACAGATTCAGCTTTATGGCAGAAAATGGTGTTGCCGATTCTACAACAGATGACCTTGATGAGGGTATAAATAATTTATACTTCACAGACCAAAGAGCAATTGATGCAGTTGGAGGCTCAGCTACACCAGATAATGATCCTTTAACTGTAGTAAAAAGAGATGCCTTCGGAAACTTTTCAGCAAATCTAATAGACGCTAACCTGATAGGAAATGTAACTGGGCAGGTCTCAGACATTTCAAATCATAATACAAATGATTTGGCAGAAGGATTAAACTTATACTTTACAGAGCAAAGAACAAAATCAGCTGTAGCAGATCAGTTAAAAGCAGGTGAAGGTGTAGACCTTTCTTATGATTTTAATAATCAAGACTTGACAGTATCTGTAGAGTTTGCCAGCGATACAAATCCAGGAATTGCATTATTCAATTCAAATGATTTTGACGTAGATCCAGTAACAGCAGAAGTATCTATTGTAGCCGAAACTATCAAAGATATTGCTGGTGGAATTGTAGTAGACGGCGAAGGAATAAATACAGAATATAACAATGTATCAAAAACCTTAACAATTTCTGGAGAAGATGCTTCTACTACAAATAAAGGTATAGCATCTTTTGACTCAACAGATTTTGTGGTAACAAATGGAAACGTAGAGTTAAATACAGAAGGAGTTGCAGATATTGTTGGCGGAATGATTTCGTCAAACTCTGAATCTGGAATCAACGTAACATTTGATAATATTAATAACAAATTAGACTTTAATGTTAACGATCCTGTCATTACTATATCTGGAGACGTATCTGGCTCCGCAACAATGACAAATCTTGGTAACGTAGAGATATCTACTACCATCCAGCCAAACTCCGTTTCTTTGGGAGCAGATACAACTGGAAATTATGTACAAGCAATTTCTGGAACAGTTAATGAAATTGAAGTGACTGGCTCAGGATCCGAAAGTGCCAATGTTACAATTGGTTTGCCAGATACAGTACATATTGCAGACGACCTTCAAGTTGGAGGAGATGCAACAATTATTGGAAACCTTACTGTACAGGGAACCACTACAACAATTACTTCTCAAAATTTAGCAATTACAGATAAATTAATTGAGCTTGGAAATACAGCTACCCCTACAGATGCAGCATCAGATGGCGGAGGTATATTCCTTCATGGAACCACAGATAAGCACTTAGCTTGGTACGATGCTACAGATGCTTGGACTTCTTCTGAAAACTTTGATCTACATACTGGCAAGGTATACATGATCAATGAAACAGAAGTTTTAAGTAGCGATGAATTATTTGGTATTAATAAAAATAATCTTGGAAAGTTTACATCTAAGATTTCATCTTCTTGGGTTGGAACTGATGTATTAAGAGTTGGAGAGCTAGGACTAGAATCCGATACTGGAAACTTTAAACTAGGTGACGGAGTTCAAACATGGGCTGCTTTACCTTATATAAACGTAACCCCTAGTGATTTATCAAACACAGTAGATGACTACATCCCTGTTGCAGACAGAAACTCTTTAGATGGAGTTGCCGCAATAAATTCTTCTGGTGATGTATTATCTCTTAATGGCTTTGTTGCAAATAGCGATGCTACAGGAGAGCCTTCTGGAAGCTATGGTTTAATAGTTAAAAGAGGAAATCAGCCAGACGCACTTCTTTTATGGAATGAAACATTAGATAAGTGGACATATTCTGGAGATGGCGGAACAAACAATTATGCTATAGCATCTGAGCCACACGTTGCTTCAGCAATTACATCACACAAAAATGTTACACAGAATGTTCACGGAATATCTGATACAGCTAATCTTGTATATCAAGCAGATCTTTCTTCCGTAGAAGCACAACTAATTGCTGATTATACAGACTATTCTGATATATCTATTGAAACACATAGAGCAGACACAACCAATATTCACGGCATTCCAGATACATCACTTATAGTTTATTTAGATGACCTACAAACAGCAATATCTGGACTAGACTCAAGTTTAAGTCAGGACATTGTTGACCTAGCTCTTTCATCTTCCCAGGCTCTTTCTTCACATGAAGCAGACACAACCAACGTTCATGGTATAGCTGATACAAGCCAGCTAACAACATTTACATATGTTGATGGAGAAATAGCAGACCAGATAGATTCACATAATCTAGACACAATGGGTGTTCACGGAATTGCCGACACAGCCCTTTTAGCAACAGATTCAGATGTGTCTGCTGCTGCAAATCAAGCTGAATCAAATGCAAATACTTACACAGACGGTGAAATATTATCTTTAAGCGCAACACTTAATCAAGAAATTCTTGATGCAAAGAATGACGCTATAGACCATGCTAACTATGAAATTGGTCAAGAAGTTATTGCAAGAAATCAGGCAATTGCTACATCTGTTAATAACCATAACAACAGTACAACTTCTGTACATGGTATCCCAGATACATCAGTTCTTGCAACACATTCTTATGTTACATCAGAGATATCTACTCATAATTTAGATACAACAAATGTACACGGAATAGCAAATACAGCAGACCTTGCTACAAAAACTTATGCAGACAACTCTGCTACAACAGCAGCTAACTCTGCTCAGGGAGCAGCAGAAACTTTTGCAACTGGAGCGGTATCTACTCATAACCTAGATACAACAGATGTTCATGGAATATCAAATACAGCAAATTTAGTTTACACCAATGACGCAAGACTTTCAGATACTAGAACTCCAACAAATGGTTCTGTTACAACTGAAAAAATTGCAAACGGTGCAGTAACAAATGATAAGCTTGGTAGCGATATTGCAATTACCTCTATAGTAGGCCTAGAAGATGCAATTGCTTCAAAGGCCAACGCAACAGATGCCGTTATATTTGATAGCGCAACACTTCCAACAAATACAACAATTGGAAATGTTTCTTCTACAGAAATTGGATATCTTGATGGAGTAACATCATCAATTCAAGATCAAATAAATAGCAAGCTAAGCTCAACAATTGCGGCATCTACATATGCTCCAATTAGTTCACCAGCGTTAACTGGAACTCCAACAGCCCCAACAGCCTTAGCAAATACAAACACAACTCAAATTGCTACAACTGAATTCGTTACTGGTGCAATTACTAGCTTAATTAATGGAGCACCAGGGGCACTTAACACTTTAAATGAATTGGCGGCAGCTCTTGGAAATGATTCAAGCTATGCTACTACAATTACAAATGCTTTAAGTCTTAAAGCACCCCTAGCTAGCCCAACATTTACTGGCACAGTTATATTGCCAAATTCAACAATAACTACAAATATGCTTGCAGACGGATCTGTTACAGCAATTAAAATTGCTTCTGGAACAATTACAAATACAGAAATTAGTGCATCTGCAGCAATTGATCAATCTAAGATTTCAGGGTTGGCTACTGCTCTGAATTTAAAGGCAAATCTATCTTCACCAACATTTACTGGTTCCGTAACGGTTCCTACCCCTACAGCAGACACCCATGCTGCTACTAAGGGATATGTTGATTCAAAGGCGCAAGATATTATTCCTTTAGATAACATAAATAGTCAATTTGATGGATCTAGGTCTAGGTTTCAGCCTAAATACGATAATCAGATTTTATCGATTACAAACCCACTTAGACTTTTGATATCCATCAATGGTATAATTCAAATACTAGGAAATCCTGATAACCACTGGTTATCACCGATTCCTTTTGATGGATTCTACGTAGATTCTGATGGGTACCTTAACTTTGGCGAACCAGTTCCTAAGGGGTCGGTATTCGACGGAAGAGTGATGAACGGACCAACTGTAAACTCTGTAGAGAAATATCAGTACCCGTTCAGACCGATAGATATATTATTAGGAGCGTAAAGTAAATGGCAAGAAAAGTTATAATGGAAACGGCGTATACATTTACACCGACCACAAGAACAATTACAATTCCAAAAGCAATTCCAAGAGAAAGATTGCTTTTGATTACAAATGTGACCCAAAATCAGGTCATATATAATTTCTCTGATCCAAGCTTAAATGCTACAACCTATACAGCGGTTGAAGCAAATGGTACAGAATTAACTACAATTGTACTAAACTACAATACAGCATCAATGCTTACAACAGATAAGCTGTCAATTACAATTGATGAGTTTGATGAGACATTCAGACCAGCAGAAACATTGATGGATACAACCAACAAGTTCCGTGTTACACAGCCACAGTCTCTAATTGATACTGACTTTGAGTACGGTACTCAGATTACTAAGTGGGAAAATCTTGGTCTATATAACAATAGACCATTTGCGTATGCTAACGCAACACCAGTTCCAAATGTTGGATCTATTACATTCCCAACTGGTTCACAAAATGTGACAGTAAGCTTAACATCTGGTGTAGGTCCAGCAAACGGACAGGCTATTACAGTTCAGGATACATACCTTCAGGCAGCAAATGGAAACTTTGTTGTAGAAAGCGGAGGAGGAACTTCAACCTTTGTTTATAGCGCAGCTGCAAAAAATAACACCAACATTACAAGCATTTTAGATACAAACAAGACAGCAATCTACACCGCATCAAGATTTTCTGGTTCAAGAATTGGCTTTATTCCAGTAATATCTTACAGTGGTACTAGAATTGATGTAACAACAACTATTTCACACGGATTGTCTATTGGAAATGAAATTGTTGTGACTGGTGCAACAGCTACTACAAATGCTCCTAATGGTAACTTTACAGTCGCACAAATTCTAAGCCCAACAAGATTCGTATACTTCGCAGCAGCAATTCCAACAGGAACCGTAACTGGACCAATTGAAATTTATGTAAGACCTCAGTCAGTGTTCTTGCATAGACCAGCAGATGGTGGAGTTATTTTCTCAACAAATTCTGGATCTAACTACGCAGCAGCAGTTCGTCAAACACGTCGTTATTTCAGATATCAGTCAGGTAAGGGAATCCAGGCATCTTCAGGTACCATTATGAAGCCTTATGCTGGAATTGATTCAATTACTTCAAATGGAACAACAGTAACTGTTTATACAAAAGAAAAGCACAACATTCAACCAGGAACAGTAATTGCAATTGGTGGGTGTAATGAAACAGCATATAACGGTACATTTACAATTACCGACATTACTGGATTTAATTCCTTTGAGTACACAGCACTAACAACACCTTCATCAGGAGTTGCTTCTGGTAATTACTATGCTTCTATTGTAAGTTGGTATGGTTGCCAGAATAGACTTGGTTTATTTGATGACCAAAATGGTGTTTTCTTTGAGTATGATGGACAAAAGCTTTGGGCAGTTCGCAGAAGCTCAACATTCCAGCTATCTGGTAGAGTTACCGTAACAAATGGTGATGACACAGTTAGCCAGACAGACGGAACATTTAGAACATACTTTAACAAGCAGTTAATTCCTGGAGATTATATTGTTCTTAGAGGACAGTCTTATAAGGTAGATAGAATCATTGATGATACAGCCCTTAAGATTACCCCAGCATACAGAGGTGCAACATCACAATACTGTATTGCATCTAAGACAGTTGATACAAGAATTCCTCAAGATCAGTTTAACATGGATAAGGCAGACGGAACAGGACCATCACAATATACAATGGACCTATCAAAGATGCAGATGTTCTATGTAGACTACACATGGTACGGAGCAGGATTTATCCGTTGGGGTGTAAGAGGACCTAAGGGAGACATTATTTATTTGCACAAGATGCAAAACAATAACGTTAATACCGAAGCTTATATGCGCTCAGGTAACTTGCCTGGACGATATAGCTCAACAACAGTGCCTCCATATACAAACATGACAGCTACATTGTTGTCAACAGATTTGGCAATTCAGGTAGCAGATACATCTAAGTTCCCTGCCAGCGGAACTATTGTTATTAGAGATAATAACAATTATGAATACGTTAACTACTCAGCAAAAACAGCAACTTCGTTTACTGGTCTAACCAGAGCAAGAGCTGGAATTGGTTCCTACGCAGGACTAACAATTAATGCTGGAAGAAATAAGGGAACATTGGCAAACCCAGCAGATGCTAATACTTTGCAAATAGGTATGCAGGTTGTTAGCCAAGACTTCCCAGACGGAACATATATTTCTGCAATCAATGGAACACAAATTACCTTTAGTGGACCAGCAGCAAACAATAATCCAGTAGTTACATTTGCTCCAATGGGAGTCACATCTCCAATTCAGTTTACATGGAGTTCAACTGCACCAACAATTTGTGAGTTGCTATATCCAACATTTGGATCTTCAATTTCACACTGGGGTACTTCTGTAATCATGGATGGTCGATTTGATGATGATAAGTCTCTTATCTTTACATATGGACAGAGAACCGCTTTATCAGTGCCAGCTGGTGCAACAAGAGTACTTCTTGGAATTAGAAACGCACCTTCAGCAGATAATGGTATTGGAGCAGCATTTGGTGCTCGTGAAACTGTAAATAGAATGCAGCTTACATTAAAGGCTCTAGATATTACAGCTGCATCTGGAACAGGTACTCCAACAGTTCTTGTATCTGCAGTTTTGAACGGTTTACCAAGCGTCGGTGTTAACTGGACAAATGCAGTTGGTAATGCTTCTGGTGTAGTTAACTCATCACTTGCACAAATTGCAGATTATGCTGGACAGTCAGCTACATTATCTGGCGGTGAAACAACAGGTGGATTCTTCTCTCAAGGAACAAACTCTGTTGATTTAAGCTCACTGCGTGATCTTGGTAACTCAATTCTTGGTGGTGGTGGAACTACTACTACACAGAATATTTACCCAGATGGACCAGACGTACTACATATTACTGTAACAAATCTAGGTTCACAAACAGCAACCGTGTTCTCTCGTCTATCATGGACTGAGGCACAGGCTTAAAATAATAGGAGGACACAATGTCTATTAATAAGGCTCGAATACCTTATAACGCTGAATTAGCAACAAAGACATTGTCAGTCTCAGACGAGGCTGGCTTTAATGGTCAAGTAACACTTGGTGGAAACATCAGAGTTGTTGGTACTATGACCATGGATGCTAGCCATGGTGGATCAATGGTGTTATCAGATGGGACAATGACGAAAGTTGGCGTCCCATCGATAACAACCATATTCCCAACATTTTCAAACTATACTTTAGATAGAGCAGATCTTAGAGACGGTCTTATTGAAATGAATATGACTGTTGCAAATACATTAACAATTCCAGCTGATTCAGCTGCTTTAACATATCCAATTGGAACTACAATTGATGTTTTGCAGTCAAACAGTGGACAGACAACAATAGTTCCTGGTAACGGAGTTGTTTTAAATGGAACCCCTGGATTAAAGATTAGAACCCAATGGTCAATCGTGACTATTTTAAAAAGAAATGCAAATACTTGGGTAGTATTTGGAGACCTTACTTCATAGGAGTAAAAATTGGCTAAAAAAACTGGTAGAAAATCTTCAGCAGTAGGCGACTATGAAAAGCCGTTACCACCTGAAAATTTAGTAGCTACAGATGTTGGAACTAATAGAGCATTTAACAATGGATCTGCTTCTATTAGCTTTACCGTAAATCCTCTTAGCTCTGTACCAACTTCATTTAACATAGTTTCTACACCTGGAAACTTTAGTGGTGCTGGTACATCTTCTCCTATAATTGTACAAGGTTTACAAAGTAATGTTCAGTACACATTTACAGCAACCGCATCAAATAATAATGGTACATCTATATCGTCTGCTGCTTCTAATCAAATTACAGCTACAACAGTTCCTAATACACCTAGATTTGCAACAGCGTCTTCAACTGTAGCAGATCAAGATACGGTTACTTGGTCTGCCCCCTTAGAAGATGGTGGAAAGCCAATTACATCATACACAATTGTTTCTACCGACACTACTGCACAGCTTCCAAAGTCCGTTTCTAAGCAGATTTCTGGATCATCTGGACAAAGCACAATTACAGTAAGTGATAATATTGGAATTGTTGTTGGAAATACAGTTACTGGAACTGGAATTGGAACAAATGCTGCTGTACAGGCTATTAATGGAAATACAATTACCTTAACTGTTCCTAATTCTGGAAATGTACCATTACAAGATGGTAAGTTCACAGACCACACAGACAGTCAGCCTGGACCAACATATTTAAATGTTACTTCTCCATATACAATATCAGAAACTGGGGGAACTACTCAAAGATATAAAGTTTATGCTATTAATGCTAATGGTACTTCAAACTTTATGGAGACATCCCCAGTAACAACATTCTTTAGCCCACCAAGCTTCTTTGGACCACCAGCATTCTTCTCTCCACCAAGGTTCTTTGCTCCACCACAATTTTTCTCCCCACCTACTTTCTTTTCTCCACCAGCATTCTTTAGCCCACCGACTTTCTTTTCTCCACCAGCATTCTTTAGCCCACCACAATTCTTTGCTCCGCCAGGATTCTTTGGTCCGCCATTCTTCTTTGGCCCACCATCGTTCTTTGGGCCACCATCTTTCTTTGGGCCACCACGATTCTTTGGACCTCCAGCATTCTTTGGACCTCCAGCATTCTTCGGGCCTCCAGGATTCTTTTCCCCACCAGCATTCTTTGCTCCGCCATTTTTCTTTGGACCACCATCGTTCTTTGGCCCTCCAAGATTCTTTGGTCCACCATTCTTCTTTGGTCCACCATCGTTCTTTGGTCCGCCATCGTTCTTTGGGCCACCACGATTCTTTGGTCCGCCATTCTTCTTTGGCCCTCCAAGATTCTTTGCTCCGCCAAGATTTTGTATCGATAAAAATACTCCGATTCTAACTCCATCTGGTTATATAAAAGCAAAAGATTTAAAGGTTGGAGACAAAGTTTCTACTTTGAATTTTGATAACCTTACTCATGGAGATCCAAACTGTACAGTCGGTGATGTTACAGAAGAGTGTTCTACTATAGTAAAAGCTTGGAACGTAGACGAGCTAGAAAATTACACATTAGTTGAATCCACTATTACTAATATTGTAACAGATCCTTGTGAGAAAATTATTATTATTAACAGAGATCCTAAGAAGAGGTTTTCTCCAAAAGAAGATATCTTATCTTACTCTCACGATAAATATGTTATTAAAACAATAGAAGATCTTAAGGTTGGAGATTATATTATTGTTTTTGAAGATGGCATACTGGTTCATGAGATGATAACTAATCTAAAGGAACATAGAGAAGATACAGAAGTTCTTTTGTTCTACAGAGAGCCTTATGGAATGATGATTGCTGGGGGAATGCTTGCTTATAATGGATGCCCAACACATATGTTGACTAATCCAAACTAAAATGATAAAGTAGGCATATGTCTTATCAAAAACAAGAAATTTTTCCTGGCCTCTGGAAATATAGTAATGTATTTACAAAAAAGCCAAATCTTATTAGCACAGTAGAAAATGCTATTCAAGACAGCAACGGTAAATATCAATGGAATGATGCCGAAGTTGGGCATGACGACATTATAAAAGATTATCGTGACTGCAAAGATTTTAAATTGGGAAGATTTGAAAATCAACCTGCAGATGAATATACATTAGTATTTGATCAAGTTTGGAAAGACATATTAGAATTACAGGATCCAGCAGTAAAAGAATATTGTAATTTTTATAATATTAAAATGGATTTTTGTGAATGGATTAATGTTGTTAAATATGGACCTAACCAATACTTTAAAGAGCATGCAGACCATGGATATTCATATGTTTCCACAGTATCTTTGGTAGGGTATCCAAATAAAGATTATGTGGGCGGGAGTCTATATTTCCCAAAACTGGGTATAAATATTGAGCCAGAAGAGGGCGACCTATATATATTCCCATCGACATATTTATTTTCACATGTTGCAATGCCAGTACAATCTGGTGTAAAATACTCTTTTGTAACAATGTTAGATTATAATGACTATACTCATACAGATGAATACGAGCAATTTATAAAAAACAAATACCTAGGAGGTAAATAATGTTTTCAGCTAATGCAGAATATCTATATCATGGAATTGTTGTATACAGAAATGTTTTTAACAATTTAGATCTTATTAACAGGCTAGAAGGAGCTCTTGCTACAAGTGACTCCAAGTATAAGTGGAACCAGGCTCAAACTGGATATGCAAACACTGACCTAAAATATCGTGATGCACATGACTTTAAAGTCAAGGTCAATAGCGACGATAGCCTAATGTTACATTTTAATTATGTAGACAAAAATAAACAAGGCCCAGCAGAAGATGCCTTAAGATCTATTTATTTAGATTCTAAAAAAGCACAAGAAGGCCCAGTAGAAGAGTACAGAAAGGTATTTGGCCTTGCTCCATTAAACTATTGGGAATCATTTAACTTTGTTAAGTATGGCAAAGATCAACACTTCCAGGTCCACTCAGATCACGGATATTCTTATATTTGTGTTCTTTCATCTGTTGGCTATATTAATGATGATTATGAGGGAGGAGAACTTCATTTTGACAAGCTTGGTTTAACTTTTAAGCCAAAAGCTGGAGACCTATACCTTTTCCCTTCATCATATATTTACTCACACGCAGCGATGCCAGTTAAATCTGGAACAAAATATTCTATTGTCACTATGCTTGACTATCTAGAGGCTCCGCACACTCCAGACTATAGAGACATTGAAAAAAGATACACAGAGGGCTATGTATAAAATAGATGTATACAAAGCATCTGAAAATGCTGCAGACATAGCACAGCTACCAGTTAAAAGAGACTGGATGGAGATGACTCATGAAAGGCATGCATACAGTTGTTTTCCAGTAACGCTTACAAACTCTTTGGGGTTTGGATTGTCTTTTCCAGAAGATATTACTTTTATTTGGGACGGACAATCTGACTCTAAGCCAGACCATGTTAAAGTTTTAACTGGCAATAAGTATGTATATACTGAAAGAGCAAATGGAACAATAAGTTTTAAAACTGGGTTGATATTTAGAACAGAAGAAGATGTAAGTATGATTGGTATGCCAACCCCAAATATGTTTATTGATGGCACACAAGCATTTACAACTGTTATTAGTACATCTTGGTTCACTGCAGAATTCCCAGTTGCTTGGAAAATAACTAAGCCAGGAGTAGCAATAACAATTCCAGCAGGACATCCATTTATTACGCTTATTCCAATTTCTTTAAAACAAATAAATAATTCTGAGGTTATTATAAAAAATAAAAAAGATATGCCTAAAGGACCGTATGATCATTTATATAATGATACTGATCATATTAAAACAGTATCTGAGTATGCTGTAAAAAAAGAATGGACTAATTTTTATAGAAATGGCGTAGATTATTTAGGCAATAAACTTGGAGAACATGAAGTTAAAAATATAAGATTGAAGGTTATTGATAATGCCAAAAATTAAATTCGGATCAGCAAGACCATACTGTAACGAGCCAGAACAAAAAGATCTCCTCCCTAGCCCAGCTAAAAGTTTTATGCCTAATTGGTGGAAAGATGCAACTTTGTATTGGTTAAATGGTGACGGAGAGCCTATTATTGCATCTTACAATAAAGATGATGAAGAAGAAAAGTCTTTAGGTTTTAAGGCATGCCCAGCACTTTTAGACATATTTTCTACAGGCTATGTTCTAAGAACCCCAGCAGATTTAATGTTTGTTCAGTATGAAAATGAACCGCATGTAGTTATTGATCAAAAATATAAAGAGTTTTGCCAGGCAAGAAGCGACATGCCAACATTTCCAATCCCTCACGGATATAGCCAAAAGCATTTTCATTGGTGGCCAAATTGGGGTATTGAGTTGCCAGAAGGATATAGTGCTTTAGTTGTAAGCCCGTTAAATAGATACGATTTACCTTTTTTAACGGTTAACGGTATAATTGATAGCGATAGATATCCTATGCCAGGATTGATGCCATTCTTCTTAAAAGAAGGATTTTCTGGACTAATTCCTAAGGGAACCCCGTTTGCCCAGATAATTCCAATCAAAAGAGAAGACTGGAGCTCAGAAATGATACATTATACTGATGGGCAAATGTATGATAGACATACTAATGTCGTTGAAAAGTATAGAGTTAAGTTTGGCGGGATTTACAAAAGAAAAACGTGGGTTAAAAAGAATTATGAATAGGAGATAAAAATGGCATTTGAAAGCGCTTTAGATCCAGACATCGTATTAAACTATGATGCACTTGAGGATGGAAAGAATGTTAGAACAGCCAGAAAGTCTATTACGCCTTCTGGATGGTTTGGTGAAGACAAGTCTATGATTGGTGAAATTGAAAATTTCCTAACAGATGAAGAGTGTGACTACCTAGAAAATTTTGCTAGAGAAAACAAAATTTGGGATGTCACAGAATCACACTACAATGAAAATGGAACAGTCATCTATGATCATAGACCATGGGAAAATAGAGTTGCAACTTTAAATACTCTTATGAAGGCAGACCCAAAAGTTGTAGAAATGCTTACTAATATTATTAATAGGTTTAAGCCATATATTGATGAGTTCTTTCAAGTTGATGCTGAACCAACCAAGCCAGCAATTGTTAGATGGCCAGTTGGCACATTTCAGTTCCCTCATGCTGACAAAGAACTACACGAGGGGCCAGATGCTGGAACCGAAAATGATTTTCCTTGGTATGACCTAGGAACAATATTTTATTTAAATGATGACTATACTGGAGGAGAGTTACACTTCCCTAGACAGCAGATAGCATTTAAACCAAAAAGAAAAGCTGTATATTTTTTCCCTGGAGACAAGTACTATATTCATGGTGTAGATAAAGTTCTATCTGGTACAAGATATACTTCTCCTTGGTTTTGGACAATTAAAGAGTTAAAGGGTGAAAGAAAACATGTCAGTTGGTAATTTAGAATCTTTAAAAGTAAAGTATCCTGGACTTAAAGTTTGGAAAGACGACTGCTTTACTATTGAAAATTTTATTACTCCAGATGAAGCAACAAAAATTATTGCATATCTAGAGTACCTTTCAGAAGCAGGTAGACTTGAATGGAATCAAATTTCTTTTTATGATTCTTTTGCAATGGGGTTTTGGGATTCAGATAAAGCCCTAGAACAATTTGGTTTGCCAGAAGATTATTTCCCAAGATTAAAATCAAGAATTAAAAAAGCTGGAGAAGAGCTTTTTGGTATTAAGTGGAATGAAATTAGCTATCACGCACAAAAGTGGATTCCAGGAGCATTTGCTGAATTCCATTCAGATAACACAGATCATGAAGGAAACTACACAGCTTTTGAAAGAAGTAGATACGCAGCGTTTATGTATTTAAACGATGACTTCGGAGGAGGTCTTTTAAATTATAGAGACTTCGAGATTTCTATTCAGCCTAAAGTTGGACTAATAGCTATCTTTGCAGGAGGGTTTGGAAATGAACACGAAGTTACGATGGTAAAAGATAAAACAAGATATACAGTAGGTTCATTTTGGGACGACGCAGCAAATGTTTACACAGACGAGCAAAGACAGCGTTGGGCAGAAGAATTAGCTGGAACTAGAAAAGAACAAGATCAGCAATATAAGCAATGGGCAAAGGATAAAGAATCTGGAAATGCTCCAATTTATATTGGAAAAGGAGAAGAATAATGGTTGATGAAGTACAAAGAGATTCAGATAGCAGTCTTATTAAATATGCAGATAAGATTCTTTATTACAAGAATGCTCTCCCAGGATTAAAGGGGTTAGTTCAAGACTTAGACGTATACCAAGAGCAGTATAGTGTTAAATCTTCGTGGGTTGGTCCGTGGGAAACATGGAGATCTAGTGACGATGAGACTGATATTTTTGGAGAGTCTAGAAGAGGAAACTTTAATCCTCCAGCAGGCCTTACAGAAGTTCTACACGAATATTCTGAATATGACTCTAAGTCAAAAGCAATTGCTGTGTCTTTAAAGGAAGCCCTAGATAGTTTAGCAAGAGATTACTGTGCTAATACAGACACCGTTAATATTGGATATTTAAAAGACTCGTTTTTTATTAAAAAGTATAATACTGGAGTAGGAATGGGAGCTCATTTTGATATGTATCCTGACTCAGACAATGAGACTATGCTTTCTGCTGTAGTTTATGTAAACGATGATTACGAAGGCGGAGAAATTATTTTCCCAGAATACGATTTAGGAATTAAGCCAGAAGCTGGAAGTATCCTATTCTTCCCATCAACATCAGACTATATTCATGAATCAAAAGAAGTAGGACAAGGTAAAAAAATTATGATTCCTATGTTCTGGTACGCTAACGGATAGTAAATGTCATATCAGCTAAAGGTTATTAAAGATAATCCAATAGGCTTTTGGATGCTTGACGAGACCTCTGGCACAATTGCATATGATAAATCTGGTTGTAATAATAATGGAGCATACGTTGGAGGCATATTAGGGAATATGCTTCCAATCGTACCAGGAGGATCTTCTGGAAATAAAATAACTTCAACATCTTATATAACACTGCCAGTAAACAAAAACTATTACGCATCCACAGTAAATTCAGCTTTAGCAAATAAAGATACCTCAGACAACTCATTTTCTTTAGAAGTATGGGTTTCTTCAAACTACATATCTAGCACATCCTCGGTACCGCTGCTCGCAGACTCTTCAAATTTTATAGGACTATATTGGGAAAATAACAATATAGTTTTTCGTGTTTCTGCAAGCTCTAATGAAATAGCCTACCCTATTGTTTATTCAAAAAAAGCTATGCATATTGTTGGCGTGTATACTCCAGCCTCTCTTTCTTTGTATATTGATGGTATTATGGTTGGAACAAAGCCATTGGTAGATTTTAAGTTTACAAACACTAGTAGCTTATTTGCAATAGGCCCAACAACACTTTCTCAAGATTCCTTTATTGCCGATGCCCCAGCAATATATAGATACCAGATATCACAAGAATCAATTAAAAAACATTATGTTGAGGGTAACATATCAAAAAGCCCAATTCAAATTGTATACCCAGACGGTGGCACACTGTTTAGTTTAAATGATATGAAAATAAGACCACAATTTGTATACTCTTATCCAAAAAACAGGCTATGGTCAGATGTTTCTGATGATACAAACGTTTATTATGATATTAGTAATTCTTATATTACATTTTATAATGATGGCACATCAACTGCAAAAACATTTACATACATAGACTCATTTACAATACCTACAGAAATAGGGCTGTCTTCTTCTAAGATTGAGTGGAGAAGTGATTTAGGTATATCTGTAAGGTCAAGCGCAGATGGTGTGGACTGGCAATATTGCACAAATGGAGAAGCTTTGCCGCAATATAAAAAATCTTCATTCAGCAATTCTGGAAAAGTGTATGTAGAGATTACTATGGGCACAACAGACGTATCTAAATTTAATCCAAGACTATCATTCTTTGCAGTAAGCTTCTATAATAACAAAGACTATTACGCAGATAATTTTGGAGACAGAATCCATTCTTCTTCTGAGTATTCTTTAGGGTCTTTAGACTATCCTATTCTTTCAAGAAACTATTCAAATGGCATTAGATCAGTATCTCCATTTACCTTGACTACAGAAACAGATGTAAAAAGCCTAGAAATGTTTTATACCCCATATGGTACTGGCCAATTTGGTCTAGTTTCAGCAACTTCTACAGGATACTCTTGGAATGGTTCTGGAGTTATCTCTAAGCTAAATATTAATAAAATATATGTAAACGGTGTTGACAGAACATCCGCAACTAATATTAGCTCCTGGCTAGTGGATGGGCAGCCACACCATATTGTTATTGTATTTAATAACACTATAGACACTTCAATTACATTTAACAATAGCTCTATAAATGAGAATTTATACAAAAATATAGCAATCTATACAAAAGAGCTAACCCAGGCCTTGGTTACAGAACACTATAATTGCTATACTGGCAAGCCTTCCACTGTAATTCAAGAACCAGCCATAACCGTGACAGAATTAGCCCCACAATATTACAATAATGACTGGGTTGTTATTCAAACTATCTAATTTGTCATAAACGTTGACAAATCTGGACATATACTATAAAGAATGGTAAAATATAATCCTATGGACATTAAAAGATTAAGTCAGTCAGTTGTTGAGGAAACCACATTAGGTATATATGTGTGGGAAATGCCAGACGGACGATGGATTGGAGATGATGATGGGAATTTTCTCTCGATCACGTCAAAAAAAGGCAATAGATCCAGAATCGATGCTTTGGCTAGAGAAGTTCGCTCATACGGTATATATGAAGGCGGGCCTAAATTTCTTTCAGGACGCAGAAAAATCGATGACGAAGAATTTGAACACCAAAAGCAAAGACTAGAATGGGGACTCGTTCCAGATCCTTATGATATTGGAAATTATAAAGATGAGATGAAGGCTTTGAAAGGCGGAAGACCATAATGGACTTTATTGAAGAAGAAGATAACTCAGTACAAATAACAACAGCATCAGACCTGTCTAGATTTGCATCTGTATCAATTGAAAAGACAACAGATGAATTTAAGATGCAGGGAGAAGACTTAAAAAAGATTCACGGACTGAGTCCAGCATTTAAAAGAAAAATGACTAGAGATCTGCAGAAACGTTTTACGGGATTAGATGGAGCGCAAACACAGCAGAACTTGTTAGCTCAAGCAATTACTGGTTATGCTTTATTTGATCTTATTGAGCCACCATTTAATTTAGATTATCTTTCAAAGGTATATGAAATATCTCCCTATAACTACGCAGCAATCAATGCAAAGGTTGCTAATATTGTAGGGCTAGGTTATGACTTTGTAGAAACAAGAAAAGCAAAAGAAACTTTAGATGAGATTAATAGCGACGCTCAGTTAGAAAGAGCCAGAAGAAAGCTTAATAGATTAAGACAAGATCTTGATGCATGGCTTGAAAATTGTAATGAAGAGGAAACATTTGTTGAAACACTTATTAAGGTTTATACAGATGTTGAAGCCACTGGAAACGGGTACCTAGAAGTAGGAAGAACAACCTCAGGAAAGATTGGATATATCGGACATATTCCAGCAAAGACAATGCGTGTTCGTAGACTTCGTGATGGATTTGTTCAACTACTTTATGGTAAGGCTGTATTCTTTAGAAACTTTGGCGACACAGAAATGCCTAATCCAATCGCAGGTCAAGAAGATAGACCAAATGAGATTATTCATATAAAGAAATACACGCCAACAAACAATTATTATGGAATCCCAGATATTGTAGCTGCAATTAATGCTATGGCTGGAAATGAATTTGCTGGTAAGTACAACCTTGATTATTTTGAAAATAAAGCAGTCCCAAGATATATTGTAACTGTTAAGGGAGCAAAGCTATCAGCAGAATCTGAAAGAAAGCTTCTTGAGTTTTTCCAGGTTGGATTAAAGGGAAAGAACCATAGGTCCCTATATATTCCACTACCAGCTGACTCACCAGACTCAAAGGTAGAGTTTAAGATGGAGCCAGTAGAGGCAGATGCACAAGACTCCTCATTCAATAACTATCGCAAAATGAATAGAGACGAGATCCTTCTAGCCCACAGAACCCCTATTAGTAAAATTGGTTTGCCAGAAGGAGTTAATTTAGCTTCAGCAAGAGATTCAGATAAGATGTTTAAGGAGCAGGTTTGCCGACCAGCCCAAGATATTTTAGAAAAGAAAATTAATAAATTGGTTGCTGAAATGACAGATGCCCTAGCTATTAAATTAAATGAACTAACATTAACAGACGAAGATACTCAGTCAAAGATTGATGAGAGGTATTTAAGAATGCAGGTAGTTACCCCTAACGAGATTAGAATTAGAAAAGGCATGGTTCCTTTAGAGGGTGGAGATGAGGTTGTTGTATTAAAACCTCAACAGGCGGCTGAGCAGAGAGCACAGGCTGGCAACACCAGAACTAGAACTCAAGAAAGGTCTTCAAATTCACCAGATATTTCTGGGGAGGCTAGAAATCCAAAAGGTGAGGGAAGAGTAACTCCATAATTATTAGGCAACTAGTTATTTGCCTTTTGATATATAGCGTAATAAAATTAAGCATATGAATATTGAAAAATCTTACTGGTCTTCTAATGGCGACGCCATTAGTTTATCCGTTCCTTTTACTAAAGTCAATCGTGAAAAGAGAACAGTTTCAGGTTTTGCAACCTTAGATAACATTGATCAGACAGGCGATTTAGTAACAGCAGAAGCTTCATTAAAAGCATTTGAAAACTTCCGTGGAAACATTCGTGAAATGCATGGATCAAATGCTGTAGGCAAGATGGTTTCATTCAAGCCAGAAACATTCTATAACGCTAGAACAGGTGAATTCCATAACGGAGTTTATGTTGATGCTTACATTTCAAAGGGTGCACAAGATACTTGGGAAAAGATTCTTGATGGAACTCTTGCTGGTTTTTCAATTGGCGGAAAAATTATTGAACAAGAAAACGAAGTTAATAAGGCAACAGGACAAACAGTAAGATTCATTAAAGACTATGCTTTGATTGAGCTGTCTGTTGTTGATTCTCCTGCAAATGAACTATGCAACATCTTATCTATTCAGAAAATGAATGGTCAGCTTATGTTTAAAGGTATTGCAGCAGAAACAAAGTTAGAGAATATTTTTTATTGTGAAGAAAGCGATTCTGTTTTTATGTCAACAGAATCTTCTTTTGTTTCACCAGTAAGTGGTAAGGATGCAGAATTAATCGGTTGGGTTGAATCAAACGATGTTAATAAAGCAAAAGAAATAGATAAGATTCTTGCTTCATTTAAGAAGTCAAGATTGACGTTGCCTGATACAACAATTGCAAAACAGGCAAACGCAGAAGGAGGTAATGAAGTGTCACATCACGAAGAAGCTCCAGCAGTTGAAGAGACTGTTGCAGCAGTAGAAGAAACACCAGTCGCAGAAGCACCAGCTGCAGAGGCAGCACCAGCAGAAGCAACTGTAGACGCTCCTGCCGAAACTCTGGAAAAAGCAGCCGACGTATCAGAAGTTGAGGTTGATGAACCTGATTTTGCAAAGATGCTTGGCGAACTTAAGGAGTTTTTCGCAGAAACTCTTAGCAAGACAACAAAGACAAATGCAGAAGATGTTGCTGTAGTTAAAGAAACAGTAGCAGCTCTTACAAAGTCTTTTGAGGACAAAGCTAACGAGTTAACAGAACAGACTGCCGCCCTATCAAAGGCCGTGGCAGATATTACAAATGCGTTTAATGGCGTAGAAAAGCGCATTGATGCAGTCGAATCTGAGACTGCAATTAAGAAGTCCTATGACCTCGGCGGGTCACAGGAAGTAGCAATACAAAAATCAAAGTGGAACGGTTCTTTCCTCGGTTCCGTATCAGACTTAATTCGATAATAAAAAAGGTAGGTGAAAAATAAATGAGCAACGAAACATTAGAAAAGACCATTGCAGCAGGTACAACTGCTACAGGTACATTCGCTTCCGCAACTGGCGGAACTGGCGTACATCGTGCATCCGAAAACGGAAACGGCGGTCTTCTAAACCCAGAACAATCTGCAAGATTCCTGGACTATATGTTCGACGCTACCGTAATTGGTAAGGTCGCCCGTACAGTTCGCATGAGAGCAGATACTACTGAGATTGATCGTATGTCAGTTGGTGAGAAGCTGATGAAGATTGCTACTGAAGGTGACGATGCAAATAGCGCAAATTCAGGAGTAACATTCTCAAAGATTTCTCTAACAACTAAGAAGCTCCGTCTTGATTGGGAACTCTCAACAGAGTCCCTAGAAGACAACATTGAAGGTGCAGATCTTGAAGATCACATTGCACGTTTGATGGCAACACAGGCAGGTAATGATATTGAAGATGTGGTTCTTAACGGAGACACAGCACTTTCATCAGACCAGCTTTACAAGGCATTTGATGGTGTAGTTAAGAAGTCAAAGGCTAACGGTCACGTAGTTGATGCAGCAGGTGCTGCAGTATCACGTGCAGTATTCAATTCAGCATTGAAGGCATTGCCACGTAAGTACAAGCAACGTCGTACAGACCTTCGCTTCCTTGCAGGTTCAAACCTGATCCAGGACTTCCTATATGCTAACAGCATTGGAACAAACAACACAATTCCACAGGATATCGCTTCAAGCATCATCCGTGGAGATGTACAACCACTATCTGGCCCAGCTGGATATGTTGCACCATACGCATTCGGTATCCCAATCGTTGAAGTTCCTCTATTGAAGGAAACACAGACTGGTGATTACTCAGGAGCATCAGGATCACACGGTGATATCCACTTGACATTCCCAAATAACGTAGTTATTGGTATCAAGCGTGATGTAACTGTTTACAGATTCTTCTGGCCAAAGAAGGACTCAATCGAGTACACAATGTTTACTCGTGTTGGCGTTCAGATTGAACAAGCAGACGCTTGGGTAGTCGTAAAGAACGTTAAGGTCGCTTCATAATTAGGATTAATTTCCGCAAGAATGGCCCCCAAAGAAATTTGGGGGCTGTTCATTTAAATATATCAATGCTATAATTGATGTACCTATTATCAAAGGAGTATATATGTCATTTGAGACATTAAAGGTATCGGAACTAAAAAAAATAGCAGAAGATTTTGCTGTAGAGACAAATGGCCTTAAGAATAAGGCAGACATTATTGCAGCCCTCTCAGAAGAAGGCGTAACATGGTCAGTATATAGTAAGACTCTTCAAAAAATTGAAAATGAAAAAGAAGAAGCGCCAGAAGTTCTTCCAAAGTTTGATCCAAAAGCTAAGCAGGCAGAAGGAACAGTACTAGTTAGAATGACTAGAGCAAATTTTAGATATGATATTTTGGGATATACTTTTACAAAAGAACACCCATTTGTAGCAATGTCAGAAGTAGATGCACAACATATTTTTGACAGCCAAGAAGGATTCAGATTAGCTAACCCGACAGAAGTACAAGAATTTTATAGCTAATATGTAGGAGGGGAATATGGCAGAAGTTCTAGTTGGAACTAACTCACCAGTAAGTCATCAAGTTTATTGGCAAGGAGAGGTTGTAGATTCGGATTCTGCGCCTACCGTAAAAGTCTATGACATTACTGAAGACCCTGCTATATCCCCATCTATAAATCCTGCAACTCTTTTAACAACGCTTACCTCTGTTAAAGATGAAACTAACATTGGAATCTACAATGTATATTTGCCTCTTTCATACTCTAACAGACCAAGAAAATTAAAACTATTATGGGAATATCAAGTTTCCATGAATAATGTTTCTAAAGAACATATTGTATTTATTGTTCAGCCATACACAGATCTGTCACAGGCATCTATGTCTTTAGGCATCAGCACAGACCCTTCTGATCCAATGTATAAAAGCTTTAAAGATTTACAGGCGGCGGAAAGATATGCAAGAAAAAAGATAGAAGTACATTGTGGGCAAAAGTTCTATCTATACGATGACTCATTTACAGTTTATGGAAATGACTCTGATACATTATTACTTCCACAAAAATTAAATGATTTGCATGAAGTATATGCCAATGATTTATTAATGTACGACAAGTTTGCTTCACTTAATAATTTTGGATATCAAATAGATGTTACAGTAAGTGGATTTGCTTTAAAGCTAAATAGAGCGGCCATGCTCGATAATATTACATATACAGCAAACGGAATGGTTCCTCCGTCTATTCATGATTACACTGGTGTATTTAGACAACCAGACCAATATAAAATACAAGGTAGATTCGGATGGGAAGATGTTCCAGATGAAGTAGAGTTAGCCTGTATTGAATTGATGAAAGATTATTTCTCCCAAGATAAAACTTGGCGACACAAGTACTTAAAGAATATCCAAACATTTGATTGGCAATTCGAATATAATTCAGAAGTTTATTCTGGTACTGGAAATGCTTATGCAGATCAATTGTTGGCTGACTATGTCTTAAACCAGGCGGTAATCATTTAATGAATGATCTAGTAGAAGCAGTACTTAGCATGAAGGCAGACGTCTATAGACAGTCTGAGCTACAAGACCCAGATACGGGTGAAATTTTAAGATCTTGGATGTATTACAAGACGGTAAATTGTCATGCAAAAGGCGTAATCAGTAATTCAGCCACAACAAGATCAAGCGACAGACAAACGTTTTCAAATAAATATACAAACGAGCAGGTTATCCAAGTCAGAACTTTAGATCGTTTAATTAGTAGAGAAAAGATTACTAATATTCGTGATTCTGCTGGAAATGTAATTTGGAAAGAAATAGATTATCCAAATGAAACTCCAACAGTTTTTGAAGTAATTGGAACAACTCCAATTACGGATCCATTTGGACAATCAATTGGTTTTAGCACATCTATGAAGAGATCGGAGAATCAGCAAATTGGATACTAGTGGTATGCTGCTATCAGCTGCTAGCGGTCTTGAAGGGCTAATGGTTGGCAATAGAGACAATCCTGTAATAAAGGATAGTACTGTTGCACAAATTTCTGCATTTGTATATTATCAAGCAAACGTAATTGCCAAGCTAGAAAAAAGTAAAGAATTTCAAAATATGTTTAGCAAGACTATATTTCAACAAATTGAAAAAGATTTTCCAGCATTTATAGATTCACAGGCAAGAACAAGGCCAAGATCTTTTCACCATGTTTATGAATGGGGTAAGGCAGGAAATGCCGAAGCTAGACTTTTTAAACTAAATAAACTAACACAAGAAGGTTTGTCATTTAAGTTAGATTACGAATTCATGCCATCAGTTTCTAATGTTCCAAATAAATCAAGCAGACGTAGATATAAGTTTGAAAATAAAGCTTCTGTGATGGAGATAGGAATGCCCGTAATAATCTCTCCAAAGGCAGCAGAGCGTCTTGTATTTAAGATTGATGGTGAAACAGTCTTTATGCCTAAAGGGGCTTCTGTGACCGTCCAGAGGCCTGGAGGATCAGGTGTAAAAAATCAGTTTAGGCTTGCATACAGTAGATGGTTTAGTAGCGATCTTGTTAATTTATCTATTAAAAGATCTGGATTTCAAAGACTATTTAATTCATCTATGACAAAGGCTTTGGCTTTGCCTATGGATATTAAAAAGGTTAAGTATTCATTTAGCAAGAATGCAATTAGAGCCCAGGCTGATATGGCATTAAAGCAATCATTTGGAGGTGCGCTATGACAGTAAATTATAAAATAGATGCCTCCTATGAAATTAGAAAGTATTTATGGGATCAATTTTTAACTATTGGCATTTTTGAGGAGGACGACTACTGGTCAGATAATTTAGGAGAAGTCACTGTCCCTATAATCCCAGTCCAACAAAATGCTGAAATGAATCAGTTCTTAAGCGGCAAAAAGCATATTGTTTATGACAAGATTGGTATGTCGTATGAAGATAACTGGATGATCTGTTGTGAGCAGATAGCCTTTACCCTATATGCAACGAATGTAGCAGAAATCGGGGAGATGAGAAACTTTATCACAGACCTATTTAGGAGAATGGATGACTCAGCTGCTGACGTAAACACATTCCTTGGAGTAAATAGCAAGTTTAAATTTCATAGTATTTATGTTGCTGAGATATCCCCAACAGAGCCATCTGAGGAGCTAAAGGGATTTTTCTCTGCAGATGTCATTATAGAGGCTAAATACTCTCGCAAGGTAGACGGCAGAGGCCGATTTTTATAGTTTGCCTTAAGACCAAAATTGGCCTAAAATTAGACAAAGAGGAAAGAGCCTAGCCAGCTTGTTTTTATAACGTTATAAAATTTCACAGGAGGTGGAAATAATGGCACTAGATGCTAGAAATATTCTCGTAGGTGCTTCTCCATTGTATCTTTCAAAGAAGGATTCAACAGACAACACATACGCTGCTGTATTGCCAGAAGGCGCAAACCTTACAGCAGGAACATCAATTCTTAATGATGCAAAGACAGATTTAAGAAACTCAACATTAGCAACTGCGTATCGTAACGTAGGATTTACAAACAATGGTCTTCAGATCACTTATAATCCAACATTCGATTCAGTAACCGTAGACCAGCTTCTTGACACAGCTAAGCTGTTCAAGTCTGCTATGGAGGTTATGATTGCAACAGAAATGTCAGAAGGTACGCTAGAAAACGTTCTTGCAGTATTCGGACAGGCAAGCGATGGAACATCAACACTTGATGCAGACAATACTTTAACAAGTTACGATGCAACAGCAAAGAAGCAGGAACTTGGTCTCTCAGCAGGTGCTCTTGGCGTACAGCCAACAGAGCGTCAGCTAATTGCAGTAGGTCAAGCACCAACAGCTCTTGGCACATTTGATGGTTCTTCAACAGCAAACACAAAGTCAGAGCGTGTATATTATGCTCGTCGTGTTCTTTCTGTACAACAGTCACAGTTCTCGTTGGCACGTAATACACCAACAACATTTCCAGTAACCTTCCGTCTTCTCCCAGATGCAAATTATGCAGGAGCAGAATACGGTAAGATTATTGACCGTGTCCTTAGCTAATAATTAAGGATTTTGGAAAGCCCCCCTCAAATAGGGGGGTTTTCTGTTTGTGTTAGTAAAACGCTTTTGTTATAATGATTTAGACCTATCCTAAAGGAGGATAAATTGGCAACAACAGTATATAATGTAGAAGAAGTAGAACTACAAAATGGGGCTAAAGCAAAGCTAAAGCCACTATCAATTTTTGATCTTCGTGAATTTATGAAAGCAATGTCAAAAGCATCAGATGTTCAAACAGAGGATGAAACAATTACAGTTTTAATTGACGCATGTGCAGTAGCACTACGTTCACAGTTACCAGAGTTGGTAGCAGATAGAGAAGAGCTAGAAAAAGCATTGGATGTTCCAACAATCAATCGCATACTCGAAGTGTGTGGAGGGATTAAGATGGACGACCCAAACCTACTAGCGGCAGCGGTTCTGGCTGGTCAGAACTAGATCTAGCCGCTTTAGAAGGAGAAGTATTTCTCCTAGGGCATTGGAAGAATTACCAGGAGTTAGAAGAAAATCTTTCGATGCCAGAGTTAATTCAAACTCTAAAAGCCGTAAACAAGAAGGAAGATGAAAACAGAAGGTTTATGGCTTCAATGCAAGGAGTAGAATTAAACGAACAAAACACAACAGAAGGGCCTAGTTTCGAAGACGTTAGAAGAAGAGCATTAGGAGTTAATGCATCAGGAGATGACGTGGTTTCATTACAAGGATCGTTTGCACAGCAAGCAGGATTTGGAATTGGAGCAGGATTAGGTTACTCACAGGAGTAATAAATGGCAGAAGAACAAGTCCGAACTCGAATAGTAGCCAATGCGGATTTCTCAAATCTTATAGCAGATGTGCATAAGGTAACTGCATCTCTTGCTAAAATGCAGGAGCAGTTAGCACAATCTAATAAGATGTTTGCAAATCAAATTGCCTCTATGAATAGAGGGTTTGCAGATACTATTAGAAGTACTGGACAGTTCTCAACACATTTTGTTAGTCTTCAGTCAGATGTTCAGAAGTTTGGCCAACAGCTTGATAAGGGGCAAATCAAGCTTGGCCAATATTATAGAGTTTTACAATCGCATACCAAAACACAAGGCGGCTTAATTAGAGATCTTGCTAAACAGCAAGTAGCTTTACAGAATTCAATTCTTCAGCCTCTAGGCAGAAATGCAGAAGGAATTATGCAATACAATGTGCATATTCCAAGAGGATTAAACGAGACAAAGAATAAGACTGCAATTGCAAGACAAGAATTGCAAATTATGAATAAGGTCATGCAGCAGGGTGCAGGACAATTGATTAACTGGGGTAAAAATACTCAGTGGGCAGGTCGTCAGTTAACAGTAGGTTTAACTGTACCAATAGCAGCGTTTGGTAAGGCTGCAGCAGATGCGTTTAGAGTAGCAGACCAAGAGCTTACAAGATTAACAAAGGTTTATGGAGATACTGCTGGAGCTAGCGCACAAGAGCTTGGAAAAATAAGAAGAGAAGTTGGCGAAACCGCAAAGAGATTAGCGCAAGAACTTGGTGCAACATATAACGAGACCATATCTTTAGCAGCAGACATTGCAGCAACTGGAAAAACTGGCGAAGAGTTAATTAAATCAACAGAAGAAGCAACACGTCTTGCTATCCTTGGAGAAGTAGATAGACAAGAGGCTATGAAAGCAACTCTAGCTATACAGTCAGCTTTTAAAGCCAACACAGAAGAACTATCTCAATCTATTGACTTCCTAAACGCAGTTGAAAACCAAACATCTACCAGCCTTTCAGATCTAGTAGAAGCAATTCCAAAAGCAGGTCCAGTAGTTAAAGGTCTTGGAGGATCTGTAAAAGACCTTGCTTTATATCTAACTGCTATGCGTGAAGGTGGAATTAATGCATCTGAAGGAGCTAACGCTCTAAAGTCAGCGCTTGCATCTTTAATTAACCCAACAGATAAAGCGGTTGAAAAGTTTAAGTCTATGGGAATTGATATCCTAGGTATTGTAAATAATAATGCTGGAAACCTTACCGCTACTCTTATGGAATTACAGGGAGCCTTAGACAACTTAGATCCATTACAAAAGCAACAGGCTATTGAACAACTATTTGGAAAGTTCCAGTTCTCAAGACTTAACGCATTGTTTGAAAATCTTGGAAGACAAGGAAGCCAAACGCTGCAGGTATTAGATTTAATGAAAGCAAGCACAGATGATTTAGGTGCAATTGCTGATCGAGAATTAAGAGCAGTAACAGAGTCAGCTTCTGGTAGATATAAAAGAGCAGTAGAGGGTCTAAAAGCAGAACTTGCTGGTATTGGAGAGTCATTCTTAAATATCAGCACAGTGTTAGTAAATGTTATAGCAAAGGTTGTTGATTTTGTAAGCAATTTGCCAAAGCCTATCAAAACAGTTCTAGCTTTTATTGGTGGACTAACAGCATTATCTGGTCCGCTTATCATGCTTACTGGTGTACTTGCAAACTTCTTTGGATATATTGTTAAGGGTGCATTCCATTTAAAATCATTATTTAAAGGCGGAGAAGGATGGAAGTATTTAACTCCTGAAATGCTTGCTGCAGAAAGAGCAGGAAGCCTAGTAGAAAAAACATTTTACGATGATGCAAAAGCTGCCTCAATCTTACAGCTTGCCTTAAGAAACCTTATTGATGAATTTACTATATTAGAAACAAAAGCAAAGACTGGAGCAATGTCTGTTGCGCCAGCAGTTAATACAATTACAAATCAAGCAGTATCTGCTGCTATGGCTTCTAGAGTTGTAAATCCACAACACCCACTAGTTGGAGCTCCATACACCAGAGCATCTTCTCATATGAATCCTCGTGGAGGAATGTCAGAAGAAGAAAGAATGGCTCAAACAATATTTGGAATGGTTCCTGGATCTGGTCCAGTAAATCAAAAGATTGGCCAAAACCCACAGATTTATATGAATGCTCCTTTGCCAGATGTTCCTGGTTTAACTAAGGTTAATGGAGTTTCTACTGGAGTAGTTGCAGGAGAGGCCGCAAAATGGCATGCAATGATGGCAACATTAGGAATGCAGTCAAAGGCAGAAATTGAACAATTAAGAAGAACTATTATTGCAACTGGAACATTGACTAAAGACTTTATGTCAACATTCGATGATATCTTGCCAGCAGTAAAAGCCATTACAGATAATGCAGCAGCACAGTCTGCACAAATTGTTGCACAATTAAAAGCAGGCAAGTTTACAGTAGAACAAGCAAGAGCTGAAATTATAGCTCTCAATGCACAGACAGAAGCAATGATAGCTTCTACAGTATCTGCACAGGCTGCTGGAATGGGAAGATCTATAAACCCTACAATGATTCCAACGCTAGACCAACCAGTAGTAGATCCTACTGGAAGATCTAACATGAGAGAGTTATTTAAAAAGAGTAAAACAAAAGATTTTATTGATAGAGTAGCAAGAGGGCTAGGAGTAAGAACCTCAGGCGCAGGATATAATATTGAAACAACAATTCCTAAAAGACTTAATATGGGTAACATTGTTCCAGGAACTGGAAATCAAGACACAGTTCCAGCAATGCTTACTCCTGGAGAATTTGTTGTAAATGCAAAAGCAACTGCAAGACATTTACCATTGCTTCAAGCAATTAATGGAAGTACAAGAGAAGCAGGTCCTGCAAATATGCTTGGCGGATTTATGGCATCAAGGGCAGCAAATGCAATTCTTGGAGCGTTTGGAGTAGCAAGCAGATCAACAAAATCTGCAAGACTTGTAGGCAACTGGGGCATGTTAATGCCAAAGAGAATTAATGATCAGCTTGCAATGAAGCGTGGATCAAAGGGTGCTTCTGGGCTTGAGCTAAAGATGTTACTAAATGATCCAAATAGATTAATTGATTTAGAAAGATTCCTAGCATTTAGAGGAGTTAAGCCAGCAGATATATCTGCAGCAAAACAAAGAGTTGCAGCAAGACTCTCTCAGAAAATAAATTCAAATTCTGTTTACGATGATAAAACATTTGGCAGACTTTCATTTTCAGCTATAGACGAAGAAATTGTAGCTATGGAATCAATGTATCCAGGCATAAGATTAGCTTATCAAAAAGATAGAATGATGCCTGGAAGACGTGACACTGCCAGCTCTAATCCAACTAAGCATGGTCCAAGCCCAACAGCTATAAATGTTCCTGGAGGAAGAGGAAGTAGTTATGGTTCTGGAAAGAATGGAGAAGTTTGGGGACACTTTGCAGATGATGCTTTTGATGCAAACATTGCTTCTTTGCGTGGAGTACTAGGATTTAATAAAGGCGGTATGGTTCCAGGAGTACAGTATTTAAATGATGGAAGCGATGAACCAGTAGGATTTAGAGCAGGGTTTGATAGAGGACGTGCAGGCGGCAGCGGACAAATGGGCGGACTTGGAATGTTTGGAGCAGGTTTTGGATTACAGATGGGATCTCAATTTGTAGGTGGAACAGCTGGATCAGCAATGATGACTGCTGGAACTGTAATGCAATTAATGCCAATGCTTCAGGGAATTACTTCAATGGGTGGAAAGCTTAAAGGACTAACTGGTCTAGCTCAAACATTCGGAAGAGTTGCAGGAACTGCATTTAGATTAGCAGGTGCTGCTGTGAGATTCTTTACTGGACCAATTGGACTTGCAACAATTGCCATTACTGGCGCAGTAATGTGGTACAGAAAGTGGCAAGAAGGCATTAAAGAAACAAGGCGTGAAAATGCTTTGTTAAATGGTATGACGGTCAAGGGTGCTAAAGAAGCAGGAATATCTTATAAGAGCATCTCAGATAAAATTAAAGATGTTAATGAGCAGCTAAAGCTATCTAGAGAACAAGGAATGCTTGGCTTTGAAGCAACTACAAATGCTGGTATCCCTGGACTTACATTAACAATTAAGGAATTAAAAGAGCTTAAGAAGACTGCTAAAGAAACTATGCCAGAGCTTCTAGCAACATTTAATAGTATTGATGCAACCAAGGTAAATGATTTAGCTTCTAATCTAAAGGCTCAATTTGTTGCTGCTGGAATGAGCGTTGAAGACGCAACAAATAAAATTTATGCCCTTATCTCAGCTTCAGAAAAATCTGGTCAAGCATTTGGTGCTATATCTGGTAAGGCATTTATGCAGATTAAGGATAAGTCAACTGCTGCAGCATTCTCCGTACAACTATTATCAGATAATTTAAATGAGGTTAATGCTGGAGTTTCCGACATAGATGCAGCTGCTTTAGCTGGAAACTTTGAGTCTGTTATTTCAAGTATTGATTCTGCAGTTACTGGTCTTGTTGGAACTAAAGACGAAACTGGAAAAATTATTGATGAGACAAAGGCTTTGCAAATACAGTTTGAAAAGCTTAATGAGAAGGGTCTTCTAAGAACTAAGATTGGTCAAGAAGCCCTAAATCAATTAAAGAAAGAAAGACCAGAACTTGCTGCTATATTAAAGAGCTCAGACTCTATTGGCGGAATGTATGCAAAGTGGAGAGTTCTTCTTTCTGGTGCTTACGTAGACCTAAAAAATATTACATCAGAACAAGCAATAGGCCTAGCCGCATATCAGCAAGCATTAGATATGGCAGGAGAGCAAATAGCAACAGGGCAAGTTGTCTCCAGTGTTCTAGACGATTCTGTTAAGGGATCTCAAAAGCTAGAAGAGCAAATTAAGAAGAACACTAAGGCTATGAAAAATTATAGCAACGAATCAGTTGGATTAAGCAGACAGCAAATAAAAGCAATTAATGATCAAATTGCTGCAATTAAAAAGCAGGCAGATGCTAAAAAGAAAGCAATGCAAGATGCATTAGATTCTGAAAATACTGAGTTAGAGTTAATGCAATTAAAGCGTGAAGCTCAAGATGCTCTTGCCCGTGGTGATAGAGATGCGTATGCAGATATTCAATTGAGAATACAGCAGTTAACTAAAGAGGCTCAGACAAAGGCGGCTATCAGAAAGATAGAAGAAAATGAGCAAAGAGACATTGAGGCAAAACAAAAGATTCTCGATGCAGACGCAGAAAAGAAAGCAAGAGCAGATGAAAACATTGCTGGAGTAGGAAAGAGAACAGAGTCTGCAGCTGAAACAAAGGCTACAGTAGATAAGTTAAATCAAACAATTCTACAACTTGCTGGAGAAAGAGTACAGGCTCTTAAGATTAAAGATGCTGAGAAGAGACAAAAAGCGCTAAATACAATTGAAGGAAAGTTCAGCACTCAGTTCTTAGATATTCTAGAGAAGTCTTCAGATGCTGTACAGCAGTATTTTAGCGATTTTGTTGATGTAAAAACAAATAAAGCATTTAGAAAAACAATAACTGATGTGCCTGGAGTAGGATCATTTACTAGTGGAGGAATGGCAAACTCTGCGTTTGCTCAGCTAGCTACAGAGCTTGGAAAACAAGGCGAAGTTAATTTCCAAGGATTTGCTGATTCAATTAAGGGTGGAGCAACTCTTGGAATGATTTATAAGGTCTTGGGCGGAAAACCAACAGGAAGCTTAAAGTCATTAACTATGGAAGATGTTAAGGGTGCGATTATATCAAATCAAGGAAGAAGCTCCGCATACCTTAAGGATTACACTAAGGATGATAAGTCCCTAGAAGAAGGCGTAAGAAATGCAATTATTCAAAAGTATGGATTTAAAGATGGAGATTCTTTTGAGTTTGAAGGAATTACATATAATGTAAAGCCAAAGCCGTGGTATAACGGAGGAGGACTTCAGGCAGTAAAGAGAGCAATGGGTGGTAGATTTGTTCCTGGAGTTCCTTACACATTAAATGACGGACTAAAAACAGAGGGTGTTGTTTTTGATAGACCAGGCAATGTTTATCCTAATATTAATACAATGCCTAGATTTGATATCCCTTCACAAAGCATAACTGCTTCAGGAGTATCTGCAACAAATTCTTATAATAATAATACATACACAATTAGTATAGAATTAAATGGCACAAATGTGTCACCAGATGATATAATCAGAAGAATGAAACAAGAAATGTCTATGATTCAAGCAAAGGAGGGTACAGTGAGAACACTAGGCTCACTGTCTAGAAACTACTAATGTCAACAGTACATATGCCCAGAGGGTCTATTTTATTAATAGAAGCAAAAGACTTGCTGGCTACTCCTGCTGGAACAACTAAAATTTGGAATAGAGTTACAGAACACAACAGGTCAGAATTTTCTATGGACGTTGAAAGAATTGAAAAGTCTGTTAGAACCTCCAATGGAACTTTAAGAAAAAATCATGTTGCTGACAAAAGAAAGTTTTCTCTTAACTGGAATATGCTTCCTTCATATAGAACTCTAACTGTAGACGGAGCTTGGGGAGCAGAGGACTTAAGATCATTTTATCTATCTGATGACGGTAAAACTTCATTTAATATTAGAATTAATCTAGCAAAAACAGGGCTGGATCAAACTTCTTCTGGCTATGAAACAGCAACAGTTGTAATTACTAACTGCAGCTTTACAGTTGTAAAAAGAGGGCTACAACCATTCTGGAATGTCTCGTTACAGATGGATGAAGTATAATGGTTGCAATATCTACAAACGCTAAAAATGTACTAGAACAAAATACAACTATTAGTACAAGGATTGGCTGTACTCTAGAATACAACATGAATCAATTAGTAGATAATATTACTATTACTGGAAACGAATACACAGCCCCAGACGGTACAAAGCCTTTTAAAAAATTATTTCCAGTAGACTCTGTTGTAAAACCTTTTAGGCCAAATGGAGCAGGAATTAAATATGCAATCACTGGGGATGTTGCGTCTGGCTCTTATAGAGATCCAAAATCAACTACCTACGATATAGATTATAGAACTTACTACCCAGGACCAGATACATATTATAAGTATTTTATAAGCCCAAAGAGCTCAGGCGTAGATATTTCTATGACATATCCTAAAACTATTTATACAAATAAAATAGTTATTAGGTTTGAGATATCTCATGCTATACCTCCAACATGGATTGTGAGCGCTAGCGGTTCTCAGATAGCAACAGGAACAGACACATCAATTGTTGCTTTTAAAACTGGTTCTACAAAAAATTATAATGCTGGAACTTTAGCTCTTTATTATAATGGAACATCATGGTCAACAACTAAGCCTTCAGCTATCGCAGCGCCAGTATCAATTTCTTCATTAAGGTTACAAACTGGATCAGTGGCTAATAAATTTATAGGAGTTATTGAGATGTCTCCAAGATGGGAAGTTGATATCTCAGATAGAATTGTTAATTTTGAAATATCAAAGGAAGCTTCTACTTCTGTTAGTGACCTACTGCCAATCGGAAATGTTTCTGCCAACTCATTATCTATGAGCTTGGTTTCATATGAAGAGCCAAGAATAATCAAAACATATGACAAATCTTCTACAATAAGCACTTCAAATTTATACCTATACAAAAAGGTTTTGGTAAATCCATTTATTAAATTATATTATTCAGGTGCACCAAGTACAGATTCTTATGGTGCACATGAAGTTATTCCTCAAGGACAATTCTTAATAGATTCATGGTCGATATCAGAATTTGGAGATGTTTCTTTAAGAGCCCTAGACTCTGCAAAAATTTTACAAGAGACTCTGTGCCCAGGAATATTTTGCGAAGGATATTCTGTGCAGGCTATTATTAGAAGACTGCTTGATAACGTAGGTTTTACTAACTATAATTTTAATTCAAATACAACAGAAACAACCCCGCTAGTTCCAAGATTTTGGTGGGCAGAAGATTCTAAAACAGTATGGAGTGCAATTCAAGATCTATGCAGAGACGCACAGATAACTGCTGTTGTAGATGAAAATAATATTCTTCAGTTCTATACCAGAGACTATATGTTTAATTCTTCTAGAACAGAAAATTGGCAGATGAGATCAGAGCTTAGTGGTTCTAATTTGCCAAACATTTTAAGTTTAGATAAAACAGATTTGCCATCTGCTAATCAAGTTAAAGTTTTATGGAACAGTGTAACAACTAGCATATACCCATCAGCAGAACAGTCACAATCAATATGGAGATCAGGTAAAAGCTTTATGGCTGCCCTGTCATTGGATAATGATTTAACAACTGCCAGCGGTGAGGGATCATATATAAATCTTTCTCCAGTGGAAACAAACGAATATAATTCACAAATACTTTATGAGTATTCTGGATATTTAGTTGTAAATTCTGAAATTATAGAGTATGATGGTATAGAATATTTCTACTACGACACAAACAATGTTAAGCAATTACAGGTAATTCAGTCAGACGCAGATTATTTAAAGTATCAAGGGCTTGCTAAATCAGGAAGAGATAACTTTGGAAGAACTGGTAGATATAAAATTAAACAAAGAGGCGCATTTGGAACTGCAGTAGGAAATCATTATGCAGCAGCAACTTCAATTATTGCATCTTGGAACGGGTATCAGGTGACTTGGGTATGAGATACTATGAGTGGTACATGTTAGATGGAGAATCCTACAGTCCTCCAACAGCAGTTACTCCAGCACAATTAAAGATTCCATTTGTTTCTGTAAAGCCAATTTCTACAACATCTATAACAATAGAAATTTCTCCGCCTTCAGCAACTCCTGCAAGCTATGGCGGAAGCGGAACATCTCATTCTATCTTAGATCCAGATTTTATTGTAAACAGCACAAGCAATATAGTTACAATTAATAACCTTATTCCTGGTAAAAGATATGACTTAAGAATAAGAGCATATACTGGTGCAAATGCTACTGGGACATATGGAGATAATTATTATACTCAATTTACTATGCCCATAACTAGCCCAGTTACTGCAGTAGTGTCTACCTCAAGCGGAACGACAGTTCCAAATAATTCTGGAACCTCTGTAGATACAACTACATTGTCTGGCATCAAAGCTGCATCAAATGCTGGTCAAGCAGACGTAGATAGCACTACTTATGATGATACAACAGCACCTTCATCAGGCGTAACTCCTGCTCCTACTGGCACATCTACTGCAATATCTGGAAACAGGCAAGTAAAAACATCTTTATTTTCAATATCAAATCAAAGTAAATCAAAAGACTATAACTCAGTTGCTATTAAAAATTTAGGAATAGCTACATCTTCAGAATATTATTCTTTTGGAGCTGCAATGTTTTTTCAAAGCAATGTTTCAAAGACAGAGTCCTCAGGAGGCATAGGATTCTTTACAGACTCTGTTGGTAAAAACGGATATTATATATATTTAAAAACAACCAGCAGCCTAGTAAGCAATGATGAAAGAGAAGTGCAGATATTTAAGATTGCTGACGGCAATAAAATAGTTTTAGCTGATAGTCAAAAAACAGGAGAAACTGGAGTAGGGTCTAAGCTTGGCGGAATTAAGGGCGGATCTAATTACAAAATAGACGTAAAGGTAAAGGCAACATCTTCTGTTGTAGTAATCGATGTTTATATTAACAACTTTAAGATTAGTGCAGTAGACACAACTGTTTCTGGAACTACAAAGTCTATACAAAAGATTATTCCTAGGAGTTCTAATTTTGCTGTATTCGCATCAAGCGGTACAATATTATTTGATTACATTTATGCTACACCTCTTTCAGAAGATCAATATACTAAAGGTGGGCTACAAAATGTTTATAACGGACAATTTGCCAAAACAACCCTAGACTTTTTATATGGAGAAAAGGTTTTAAGTAATTTTGACAAGGCTTCTGTTCCTGGCGGAGTTTTAGAAGAATTTGGCACAACGGCAAGAGAGTTGAGAAAGGTTTCCCTAAAGTATCCTCAGCGTCCTGGATATCCAACATATGCTTCTGTTTCAACAAATAAGTTTGTTAATATATTAGGAAGTAGGCTTACATCATTTGGAGCTGAAATTTATCTTTTAAATAATGCTGGAACTTACGTACCTCTAGATGATGGAGGCTTTCATTCGTTTTATGTTAATGGAAACTACGTTGTTCCAACTGGCCAACACGAATACACAGAAACCCTGTCTAATGAAAATAGCGATGTTGAGCCAGTAGTATTTGAATCTGCTTGGATACAAACAGAGCCAGATGCTAAAAGATTGGCTGGGTGGATTAAAGGACAGTGGTCAAAACAGCAGCAGGTAATTTCTGCTTCTATATTTTCAAATCCAGCTATTTCTGTTGGAGACATAGTAACCTTCTCGTATCCAGAAAATGATTTAACTTCTTCTACTAAATTTGTTGTTCAATCGGTATCTCAATCTTATGATCAGGGAGGACTACAGACCAGTATTGTAGCTAGATCTCTTAATAGTTGACAAATGGTATAATGGAAAAATGGCTAGTTCAATAAATAAATCTACTACGGGAATCGCTTCAGATGCCCCCATATCTGTTTATGCTGGCTCAAAAGAAAATGCAGACTTGCTTGCATCCCAGAAAAAAGTTTTCCCAGGAAATGTTGTTGGTGCAGTATATGCAGCATCAACAGAATTAGGTTCTGACGAAATTGATTTTGAGGAAGATCTTGTAGGAGACGATTTTGCTACAACTGAGACCAGTTCTAATGAGGCAGCTGCTACAATATTAGGAAGCATATCTCCTTATATATCTGATATATCCGTGATAAGCAATGAGGTAGTTTATGATGCTGCTGGAAACCCAAGTGTTACGGTTGTATTAAAGGTTAAAAATTCTAGTGGACAAACTTTGAAAGGTATAAATGCAAGGGTGCAAGCACTATGATAACTAAATTTGGTAAAAGATTTATAGCAAATTATCTTGCAGGCAATATTTTATTTACTCAAAAAGATATTGCTTTAGGTATAGGTAAAACTGCTGTCAACGCAAAAGGAAATGATACAAGATTAGAATTTGAGTTTTATAGACTCCCAGCCACTCTAGGAAGTATTGATATCTCTCAAACTGGAACAGATGTAGATGGAGATCCAATTTTTTCATATGTAGTGATATACAAAGCTACAATACCTCAAGATGTTTCTGGTGTAATATCTGAAATTGGATTGTACCCATCTACTAGGTCATCAACAAATAATTATGACAGTAAATTTTTAACATCATTTGAAAACAACCTTTCTTGGCTAGATGCCCTGGAAGGAAACCCAGCATTAAAACTAAACGACCCAGCAACCTCATTTTATGCCAAGATTGGCGAGAACATGGTTCAGTATACAGTCCCAGCAAACACGGCAAAAGAATATAAAAATACTATTCTAAGTTTTGATTTATCTGGATATAGCGCAAACGATAGCCTTTCTATCGCATATAAAAAAGTAGACAATAATACTTCAAAAATAAGAGTAAAGCTATATAGCTCTGATACATCTTATTACTATGCTGACTTTACTCCATCTGGATCAAACGAAGATAAGATTCAGCCAGTTAGTATGAACACAGTATTTACAAACTCTGTAAACTCACCAGATGCAACAAATATTACAAAGGTTGGTCTTGAGGTTACAGCAGGATCTGGCGGAACAACTAATGTGTATTTTGATGGCTTACGTATCAATGACGAAGACACCTTTGATCCAGCGTATGGATTAATTAGTAGGTCTGTATTTTCTTCTGGAAACGAACTTGTAAAGCCTTCAGGTAGAGCAGTAGATATAGAGTACAAGCTGCAGTTAGGATTCTAAATGTCTGAAATCAATACTCTGGATAGTAAGAAGATTATTCCAAAAGACCTTGAAATAAAGGCACAGCCAGATATTGATAAAAACTTTTTTAGAATCACAATATCAAATTTAAAATTAAATAAAACTTATGCGGCACAAGTACAATATGTTTTTCAAGACGGAGAAGTCAGTGAGTGGTCTCCAACATATCTTATTATAACAAATAACGAGCTTACTCCAGACGCACCAACTTCTATCACAGTTCCATCAACAGGCCAAGGGTATATACCAGTAGAGCTTGCTACATTTCCTGCAAATGCTAAAAGAGTAGATGTATATGTTATTGGTGGATCATATGGAACTGGTAAGATAGCAAATACATTTTTTAAAGCTGGAAAGATTCTTATTCCTGCAGATGCAGGAACCTACCAGGTACAATTAATTACAGTAACTCCAACCAATGTAACAAGTTCTTCAAGCCAAACATTTACAATTACTGTTTCTGGAATTGCTGGGGAATCTGTACAAAATCCAACTAATCCAAACGGATTTAGCACAAAAAGAATATTAGCAGGAATTGAATTAACATGGGCTGGAACATACGCTAATGGAACATTTACTGGATTTGAAGCAATTAATGTTTATGCAGGAAATTCAGCTACAGCAACAGCTGGAACATATGAGCAGGTTGGCGTATTAACTGGCAACAATGTTAAAAATACAATTGTTATCCCTTTAGGAAATTATGTTGTCTATGGTCAACCAGTTTATATACATGCTGCAGCAGTTAATAAAAATGGAACAGTTGGTACAATTCAGGCAAATGTCGCTAATGTTTTGCTTGGCCCAGGAAAAGCAACAGACGCAGACATCAATGATGGAGCAGTAGTTATATCAAAATTAGCTTCTGATGTTTTAACTGTAGGTAATCTTAAAGCTGGCGATATAAATGCAACATCATATATTCGTGCAGGAACTGCTGCATCTGCAAGAGTAGAAATAGCATCTTCTACCGTAGGCTCAGTGCTTCCAGGGCTAACAGTTTATAATTCTTCTAACCAACAAATACTTAGAGCTCCATTAACTGGTGGCTTAACAATAACTGGATCTGGTACATTTACTGGAGATTTATATGCAAGCAATGGAAACTTTTCTGTAGTAAGTGGATCTGTTACAGCCCTTGCTGGAAATATTGGAAACTGGGTTATTAACTCTGGTAGGTTTGCTAGCTCAGCAGACACTTTTCCAAAAGTAGAATTAGACCCGTCTCCAACAGGAACAAATCCTCAAATCGTTCTTAGATCAAATGCTGGGTCAACCGAATCTGGAAACGTAATTAAGTTAAACACAACAGATGGCTTTAGAGTAGGTGCTTATAATGCTCCAAACTTCACAGTTGCAATGGATGGAACCATGACAGCTAACTCAGCAACAATTACTGGAAAAATTATAACATCTGGTACAGCAGCATATACTGGTACTTTAACAATTGATGGAGGATTTATTGATCATACATCAGGACTTTATATTGAAGCTCCAAACCTTATATATGCTTCTTCTCTTGGAGATTCTTCATACGGAGGATATTTGCAGTTATCTTCAACTGGACAAGCTTGGATTGGTCACTCTGGAACATACACAACACTGCTTGGAAGTTCTGAAAATTCATTAAACTTTACTATTAACAGAACCGCACCAGGAGACGGATATAGAGATAGAGGCTATAATCTTTTTAATATAGATGCTAATGAGTTTAGAGCACCTTCATTAAACAATCAGTACACAGGGTACAGAACTATTGTAACTGGTATTTTTGGACAGCTATATAACGGAAGAGCATTTTTTTATGGGCCAAGAGGCACATCAGCAGCAATACATACTGATTTAGGTTCTAATGCTGCTGTCGGAGACGTTTATTTTGGAACAACGTAATCATGAGTATTTGGGTAAAAACAGCAGCTTCAGTATGGACTGAAATACAATCTATATATACAAAGGTTGCCTCAGCTAGTTGGGCAGAAAACTTATCTGTTTGGGTTAAAACTGCATCATCAACATGGACTCAAGTATTTAATAGAATTAATATACCATCAATTTCTACTACCCCAAAAGTTCGAGATATTAATGGTAACAATATTGACAACGACCTTTATATAAGTAACATTGGAGATACTCTAGTAGGCTTTAGAGGAACATGGAATGGTTCTCCAACATCCTATGAGTTTAGATGGATGTACTCTACAATTGAAGGAGGAACTTTAACTGCCTTCTCACCAGCACAGGCTGGCACATTTTCTGGAACTACAACAAATTTAGTAACGGTTCAAGCCTGGGATGATAGGTATGTTTATTTACAAGTAAGAGCTACAAACGCCCTAGGTACTTCAGACTGGGTTACAAGTAGTAACTTTGCACATATTGTTAAATATGCTCCATTTATCTATGATGCTAAAATATTTAGAAACGCAATAGAATTAAGTGGAACGTCAGCCGCAGTTTCTACTGGACAAACACTAACTGGTACATACCAAGAGATAACAACTGCAGATCAAGTTTCCGATACTTATTTGTACGAGTGGTTTCATAATACAAGCACTACGCCCATTTCAAGTTCAGGAATATCAACAACATATCTTACACAGCTATCTGATGTGGGTAAAAGTATTTACTTTAAAGTTACTGGATCAAATACGGGCGGAGAATCAAGCTCAACAAGCTTAGCGACATCAGAAATAACAGAGGGATATCCAGGATATTCATTTAATTTTGGAAATACTTTATATGTTGGAACAAATGGATATATCGGATTAACTTCAGGCAGCACATCAACATCTTTACCTTCTACTGGAACAGTGATTGCAATTCAGGTAGGAGATTTTGTAGTATCAGATATAAGGAGATGGTCTTCATCTTCTACATATGGAGTAACTGTAGACTCTTATAGGTTTGGATATTCTGGACAAGCAGCATATAGATTAAAATACCAAGCAGTATTTTATCCTGGAGAAGCATTTATGGATTATCGCATTGCTGCTTTTGGCTCTAGCCTAACAACGATGGGATTTTTTGGAATATATTATAATGGAGCTTTAGTTCAGTCTGCATATCCTGGACCTTTTGTTTATGGAGTTGGAACTACAATTAGAGTCTATTATGATGGATCAGCACCCGCAGCTTATGTTGCTCTTAACGAGGTACCACCAGACGCTGCAATGATTCAAATTACATCTCCAACAGTTGGATCAACAGATGATGGATACTACACAATAACTACTGCAGCTAATCAATATGCTATTCCTTTTAACACACTTGGAACTGCATCAACAACATCAGCTGGAATATCTGCGCTGTCCACAGCATCAGGAAATGATTTTTCTTATCAAGAGTATGTTGTTAGAACTGGATCACATTTTGGAACAGTGTTTTCTACTGGTACAATAAATGGAAGCACACTTATTGTTAATGATTTAAATCCAGGAGTAACATACTATGTAACTGTAACACCATATAATACCCTAGGCCAATCTGGAACAGCATATCAGTTTAGTGCTCAAACTGTTGCTAGCGCAGGAGCTTTTAATATTACATTGGTTACAAAAACAAAACCAGCATCAACAGGAGGACTTAGAACATTAACTGTAAACTGGTCACAATCGGCAAATGCAACAAAATATGAATTTGCTTTGCAGGGAAGTTCTGACGGATCTACTGGATGGACAACTCTTACATTTGATGCAGGAGATGGATCTGGATCTAAAACCTGGACACTAGAAAATTCTCCATATTATGATTATGGAACTGGATCTAAAACATTTAACAATGTTACTTATTATCCATACTATAGAGTAACCATGAGAGCAAGACCTTCTGATCTTAATCTTGCTAATTCTGCATATTCAAACGGCGGAACATCAACCTCATTAGTTTATGTAAACGCAACAGGAGTTGCTCCAGGAAAACCAACACTAACAACTCCAACAGGAACTGATTTAACTGCAACTAGTGTAAATATAAACTATACATATCCATCGGATACTGGATCAAACTATATTGATTGGATTCAATTCTCAACCGATCAAGTTAGCTGGACAAATGATTTTGCCAGTCCATATACCCTTACAACAACAGCAAATACATCTTATACGGTTTATGCTAGATCTTTAAACTACGACGGACTTACCTCTGCAACTCCTCACAATTTTGTTACATTTACAACACCACAAGCTCTTGCCGCTCCTACAAGCTTAACAGCAAGTACTACAAATTCTACTGGAATTAGTTTAACTTTTAGTGGTGGATTTGGAAATAGCTATGAAGTATTCTATAGTAATTCAACGTCAGCAACAGATACAACTTCATATGTAAAGCCAACAGCTGCTACAAACGCTGACTTTAATGGAATTACTTCTTCACCATTTAATACTGGATTAACTACTCGTGGAGTTCACAGAAGATTTTGGATTAGATCAAGAGTTACGCCAAACGCATCATTCTGGTTTCCAGATGGAAATGGAACCGTAGGAGCTGGTGCTTATGGATATGCTCCACTATATGCACCTAGTACTGTTGGAAGTTTAACAAATTCTGCAACAACTAGCAGCTCTTTAAGCTTTTGGTGGAATGCTCCAACAACTTCTGCTACAGCAGATGCTGCAACATCTTATGATTATGTTATATCAACAAGCACAGCAACTCCTGCAAGCTGGCCAAACAATAGAACAACAGTTCCCACTTCTGGAGCTCCGCAGATCATGACTGGCTTATCTGCATCTACTACATATTACTTACACGTTAGAGCAAAAAATGCAGATGCAACTGGAGCTTCCACATTTGTTTCTGGAACAACTTCAGCAGCTGCAGTAAAGCCAGGAACTCCATCTCCTTCTGCTACAAGAAGATACAATGATATAACAGTAAGCTGGGGAGCAACTACAGCAACAACTTCATATAACCTACAAGTTTCTACATCTAATACTTTTGCAAGTCTAACTTTAAACGATACAGCCGCAACATCTCCAAGACAAGTCACATCACTCACAGCTGCAACAACATATTACTATAGAGTGCGAGCTTTTAACGCTGACTTTGGATATGGAGACTGGTCTGCTACTGGAAGCATTACTACAGGAACATTCCCATCATTTTCCCCAGCTACTGCAACAAACCCAACCTTTGATAGAAATAACTCTTTATCTAGACTTAGATGGGGATGGAACAATCCTACTGTAAGCGGTGACTATACTTCCATATCATATGAATGGCAATTCTCTACTACTGCAAGCACAACTGGACTACTCGCATCAGCTACATCTAAGCTTTTTAGAACTTCTGGAGGCTTAACTGTAGGAGCTTCAACATTTAATAACAGAATTAGTACCCTTACTTCAGACTATGGAACAGGAAATGCTGCAGGAACAAGCGAGCCTGTAACATTTAACACAGCCTCTCGATTTGTTAGATATAGGGCAAGAGTTGTTGGTATAGACGGAGCCACCTATACACAAACTTATTCTGGGTGGGTATGATGATTAATAAATTAATAATATTGCAAGATATATTAGATCAAATTAATAAAGATATATCTGGTCATGAGGAACAAATTGAATATGGTAATTTGGATAAGTATGATCTGTTCGTAGTTGAGTCCAGAAGATCAGACCTTATTCTAAGAAAACAAGTAATAATAGATCAAATAAAGGTATTGTCAGAATAGTCTAACAATGCTATAATACATAAAGGAGGCAAAATGCTAACAAAAGAAGAAAAGCTACAGGTTATCAATAGTCACAAAAAGGGACTAATGTACACCAAGTACAACCTAGAAATCGACGCTCTTTCAGAAAATGCTAGACCGCAGCCAAATGCTGAGACAATCTCTTCTATCGATGAAAGAATCGAAGAGGTAGAAGGTCAGCTTGCTGCCCTAGATGCTGAACTAGCACGAGTCAACGCCTTAACAGAATAGGACAATCAAGTGTCAGAAAAAGCAGAGCTAGTAGTTGCTGCCTTACAACAACGCATAGGAGAGCTTGTTTCAAATTATGAAACTCAAATTGCAATTTTACGGGCAGAAATTACTCAGTTGGTTCAAGAGAGGGATGCAAAGAATGCGGCTGTTCAAGAGTACTCCGCTGAGCTTAATAACCTCACCAACTAATTTCCCATCTGGTATTGCTGTCAAGACAGAAAAGGCAACATACTGGATTAAAGATGGAAAAAGATTTAAGCTTATATCAGATAGGGCAGAAAAGTCATGGTCATTTACAACAGTTATGGCTACCGAAAATGCCCTATCTGGTTTTAAGATTGCTGGAAAGCTAGGTTTTAGAGACGGCACCTTGATCAAAAACATAGCAGATGGTAAAATATATTTGTTGTCACAAAATAAACTAAGACACATTACAGACCCAGACTTGTTTAGCAAGTACGGACTAGATAGATCTAGTGTAATTGAAGTGGCAGAATATGAGATTAATTCTCATGAAATAGGAGAAAATTTATAATGGCATTCAATGACGGAGAACCGTTAGACGCAGCTAAACTAGGAAAGCTAGAGCAAGATATTAGTATTTTGACATCTACTTTGCCTACAATTGGTAGCTCTACAACTAATGTTACTGTTAATAATCAGACGATTCAGCAGGCGGTAGTACCACAAATTCTTGGAGGTAATGCTGGAACCAGAACTTTAGTTGCTGGTAAAAATGAGTGGCCAATTACTTTTTCATCTCCTCTAAATGGTGTTCCAAAAGCAGTTATGATTCAAACTAGAGTAGCTACCAACTATCAATCAAAATGGCATCCACAAGTTGATGTCAAGACAGGGACAACAACTGCAACTGGATGTACGTTAACATGCTTTATGCCTACAAGCGCACCAGCGCCAGTAGTAGTTCATATTAGTTATTTAGCAGTCTGTCACGCTTGACAGATCTTTTTTAAATGTTATACTTAGGCAGGTCATGCGATGCATGGCCATTAACTATGTTAGGATAAAAATTGAGTAATGATTTAAAGTGGATGCTATCATCTGATCAGCAATTCCCATATCAGGATGATAAGATGATTGAGCTTTGGTTTAAGGTCATGAAGTGGTTTAAGCCAGATGTAGTAGATTATCTTGGAGATACAGATGATCAGGCATGCTATAGCAAGTACACAGAAGGTCGTTCTGCAGAGTTTATGCAGTTACATAAAGATGACAGTCGTGATTTGATTGTTCCTATGATGCGTCATGAAGCAAAAGGCGCAAGAGATTTTTATGCAAAGACCAGAGAGATGCTGCCAGACGCACAACTATTCTCAGCGCTAGGAAATCATGATATCAGAATCTTTGATTATATAGACAAGAAGCTTCCAGATTATGCAAACGAAGTAACCCCAGAAGCTCTTTGGTCTTTAGACTCATTGGGTTACGAATATATATATTATGATGAATTGCCTAAGCGTCGATTTGGAGATATCCATGTGCATCATGGGCTTTCAATTGCAGCAACAGGATCTGCTAGAAAAGACATGGAAGACATGCAGGTATCTTTGATCCGTGGACATTCACACAGAATTGCTTCTCATATGGTGACATACGAGCTTAGAAATAATGGCGAGGGTGAAACTCTTCGAGGTTACGAAATTGGTCACATGTGTGATGAAAAGGGGCCAGGAATGAAGTATACTCAGCATCATGATTGGCAAAAGGGTTTTGCGGTAGCCCATATTGTAAATGACTATCCACATATTCAAATGATCCACGTAGCACCAGATTACTCTTGCGTAGTGGACGGAAAGTTTTTTAAGCTATGATGACTTGTACAAGATGTAAGGGAAGAGTCTTTGTTGATAGAGTATTTTCTCAAAAACTTCATATGGAATTGTTTTGCATACTATGCGGAAAACGATGGATGATTAGTAAGGAATCGAGTGCTTTTGGAAAATGGCTAGAACAACACGACAGAGGGTACAGAAAAAGCTCATCTATTTCTTCTTAAATGACAAGATACATAAGGTATTAAAGTCTTCTAGATCAAAAGATGAAGTAATTGCTTGGTGCTACCCAGACAAAAAACGTATGCTATATTCTTATTCAGATATTAAAAAGTATTCTGAAACAGCGTATACTATTAATGATGTATGCAAAATGTTAAACAAGCATAAGGTTACTATAATAGATTACATTTTAGAGGGCAAAATAAAAGCTCCTCAAAAAGTATATCCAATCAGTAATCCAGAAAGTACATGGAGCAAGTATATGTTTAATCAAAAAGACATATATGATATACATCAATTTATATTAGATGCTGGTCATTCGTCTGAGATTCCTTCAAAAAAAGAATTAGAGGCACTTCTCAAACACAACATTATATTGTATACTAAGACCAATGACGGGTCTTTTGTACCAGTATGGAAGGCGGATTAGTGGCAAGTAACAGAACAGTATTTTGTCCTATATGTAAAAAAGATATAGAGGTAAGATCTGATTTTGCACACTTTACATTAAATAGACATATGAAGGAGCATAATAAATGACAACAAGAGTTAAGGTGGATCTATCCTTTACTAGAAATCTTGGTAACTATGAAAGTATCAAGATCGGTATTGGAGTAGAAGATGATGTTCGTCAAGGAGAAAACGTAGACACTGCCACAGAAAGAGTTTATGCTTTTGTTGAGAGTAAGCTCGTAGACAAAACTCGTGAAATTGAAGAGGAACTAAAGAGTGGCAAATGAAAAAGCTCCATACATTTTAATTGGGCTATATGAATCTTTATATAAAGAAAAATATAATAAGGTTCCTCGCCTAAATAAATTTCGTGAGAAATGGGCTATGCAAGATGTCATAGATAGTGTAGGATTAGATCGTGCAAAAGAGTTGCTGATTTATTATTTTAAAACAAGTAAGCTTGGACATCCTCTAACTTTTTTCTTTTACAATTTTGATAAAATTGATAAAATGGAAAGAGACATTCAAGAAGATAGAGCTTACAGAAATAACTTAAGACAAGAAACTAAAAAGCTTGTAGAAGGAGAAGAATGAATACAGAGGCGGAACTAATCTCTGCAGTATGCAAGAACAAAGATATTAGCACACTACTTGCAGATAATGTAGATGATATATTTACTTCTCATAAAGATATTTGGGATAGCTTAAAGTCCTATTATTATAAGTTCAAGGCTGTCCCAGATGTTGGAGTCTTGATGGAAAGACACAGAGACTTCGATCCAGTAGAAACAAAAGCAGAAACTGGATACTATTTAGACAAGCTTAAAAACGAATATCTAACAGCAAGACTTAAGTCTGTCATCTTACAGTCTGGATCTTTGTTAAAAGAAAATGCTGCAAGTAGAGTTTTGTCTGATATGCAAAGCAAGTTGGCTAATCTTGCTAAGTTTACTAATAATGTAAGAGACGTAGATGTAACAGATATTGACTCTGCAGAAAGACATTATCAGTCTGTCAAAGAGCGTTCTCTTGCAATGGGAGGAAGTCCAGGAATTTTAACTGGCTTTGATGCTATTGATAAAGCATACCCAACAGGCATGGCTCCAGGACATCTAATCGTCGCTATTGGTTGGCCAGGTCGTGGTAAGACATGGTTTACTTCCTATCTTGCTTGCAAGGCTTGGGAGCAAGGCTTTAAGCCAATGATTATTTCTCTGGAGATGTCTCCAGAAAATATGCGTGATCGTATTTATACTATGCTAGGTTCTGGTCTATTCAGAGCTAGCGATCTATCAAAGGGAGATATTAACATAGATGATTTCAAATCGTGGGGAAAGAAAAAGTTTGAAGGCAAGAATTCGTTTGTTCTTATATCGAACGAGGGTACAGCAGAAGTCACTCCTGCAACAGTACAAGGAAAAATTGATCAACACAAACCAGATCTAGTTATCTTAGATTACCACCAGCTATTTAATGATAACAAAAGAAGTCAGTCTGAAGTAGAAAGAAATAGAAATATTTCTCGTGAGTTTAAGCTGCTTGCTGTGACTAACAGTATTCCAATTATCGATATCACAGCAGCAACTGCTGATGATATTTCAGACCAAGATGACCCGCCTATGATGAGCCAAGTTGCTTGGTCAAAGGCAATTGAATATGATGCTGATATGGCTATGGCAATTCATAGGTATCCTAATACTAATATGATCGAGGTAGTGTCCAGAAAGAATAGACACGGACATGAGTTTGATTTTTATCTTGACTGGGATATTAATCGTGGTATCGTAAAAGAAATTTACGAAAATCTTCCGAATATGAAGAATGACCCACAAGCGAATTAAAAGGTTTCAGGTTGCTGTTGAGTTTAGGGATGATTCAGATTTAATTAGAACTAGAGCTCAATATGAAAGCCTTTTGACTCATGATATGAGGTCAAAGGGATATGTCAGGGTACTTGACATAGACCCAGCATTTTCGGTAGAATTCACAGGTGAGACATGGAAGTTCTTAATGACTATTCATGGAGTTTACGTAGGAAAGAGGAAGGCATGTCAAATAGAGGGTATAGCACAAAACAAGCCAATACCACGCAGTATGCGCCAAACCAAGTAAAGTCCGTACTAAGATCAGTTGGAATAAACATTTCTCATGAAACTAATATTGAGATTGGATTCTTTTGCCCTTTTCATAATAACACTAACAGCCCAAGTTGCAGCATTAATAAGGAGTCTGGTGCGTGGATTTGTTTTAATCCGTCATGTGGAGAAAATGGTACTTTAACAGATATAGTAAAGCGTATTCTAGACAAGAATGATTTTCAGGCTATTAGATATATTATGTCAGATGAATTTCAGACATATGATGCATTTGAAGATACTCTCAATGAAATGTTTTTAGATAAACCAGACTTTGAAGAATTTTCTCAAGAAACATTAGACAGATTGCATGCCGACCTAGCAGGAAATAAAATTGCTAGAGACTATCTTGAGTCTAGAGGAATCAATACTGATTCTATGAAACATTTTGCTTTAGGGTATTCTAACGCTATGAATATGGTTGTTACACCAGTACATAGCCCAGATGGAATTCCAGTTGGAATTGTTGGAAGATCTATTGAAGGAAAGTCATTTAAGAACAGCACAAATCTTCCAAAGAACAAAACGTTATTTAATATTCATAGAGCAAAAAGAATTGGGGACCATGTTGTTGTAGTTGAATCAAACTTTGATGCAATTCGTGTACATCAAGCTGGATTTCCAAATGTTATTGCAACTCTTGGTGGTCACATATCTGACGATAATATTAAACTATTAAATAGATATTTTAATAATATTACTATAATGACAGATGCAGATACAGCTGGAAGAGAGCTGGGCAAAACTATTTGTTATAAACTTCGTAATAAAAACCTCTTGTGGGCTTCTTGCGAATATGGTAAGATATACCCACATGATGCAAAAGATGCAGGCGATATGACTGATGAAGAAATAAAGCTATGTATTAAAAATGCAGTTTCTGATATCGAATATCGATCTTGGAATTTGTGATATAATAAAAAGACAGACGGATCTATACCGTCAAATACATAATAGAAGGAGATACACATGGGTATCGTAAAGGGTCTTAAGGGACTAAATCAGGTAATGGACAAGCCAACCTATTCAGAAGGCGATGGCACAAAGGCACGTTGGGCAAAGTTAGAAGACGGAGAAAGCGTAAAGATTCGTTTTCTTCAAGAACTAGATCCAGATTCACCAACTTATAATGATAAGAACGGACTAGGTTTTATTGCTGTAGAGCATACAAATCCAAAGGATTATCGCCGTAAGGCATTATGTTCAATGGACGATCAAGGCAAGTGCTTTGGTTGCGAACAACATAGAAAAGATTACAAGGCAGGATGGAAAGGACGTTCCCGACTTTACATCAATGTTCTTGTAGATGATGGCAAGGAAGATCCTTACGTTGCCATCTTGTCACAAGGAAGTAGCGGTAAGACTGTTACTCCTACACTAATCGAGTACGCTGGCGAAATGGGTTCTATCACCAACCTAATGTGGCGTATTAAGCGTACTGGATCAAAGACAGATACGAGCTATACAATTATCCCTCTAGCTAAGGATGAGTCTCCTTTCGATTCATCTGCGCTTGAATTGTATAACTTAGAAGAAACTGCAGTCCGTGACCTCCCTTACACGGAGCAGGAAGCCTTCTTTGCAGGAGAAGGAAACACCGAGGAAAAGGCCGATTCTAGCTCCGCTAGTAGCTTAGATTGGTAATAACTTAATACAGGAAAGTAGGCGGAGAGTTATGTCATTTACACATTTACATGTGCATTCTTATTATTCATTAATGGATGGGCTTAACTCTCCTGCCGAACTTGTACAGGCTGCTAAAGATGCAGGACAAACATCTATTGCCATAACAGATCATGGCACATTATCATCACATAGAGAATTTCAGATTGCTTGCAAAGATTTAAATGTAAAGCCAATCCTTGGAGTGGAAGCTTATATATCTCCAACAGATAGATTCGATAGATCATCAGCAACAGATAAAAGTATTCAGGCTTATAATCACATAATTTTGCTTGCTAAAAATCAAAAAGGTTTAGATAATATCCATGCTTTGCAAGAGCTTGCTTGGAATGAAGGTTTTTACCACAAGCCACGTATTGACAGAGAGGTACTAAAAGAATATGCAGAAGGCATCATTGTTCTTAGCGGATGCCTTAACGGGCTTATTAGCAAGTGCATCGAAAAGGGCGAATTTTCAGAAGCCAAGCTTATACTCAAAGATTTTAAGCAAACTTTTCAAGAAGACTTTTATGTGGAAGTACAGTCTCATAATCCGCCAGAAACAAACGCAAAGCTTTTGGAACTGGCTGACGAACTCAAAATAAAGTCAGTAGCAACAGGTGATGCACACTTTGCAAAAGAAGAAGACAGGATATTGGAAGAGGCTGTTCTAATTCTTTCTACTAACCCTAAGTCTGACAAAGAATCTGACTTTGAGATGTCTAGACAAATTAAAGATATCGGAGAAAGGTTTAACTACCTATACCCAGACAGAAGAATGACATTTCAGGGCATGAACCTTTTCATACAAAGTCGCTCAGAAATAGAGGCTGACTTTAATAAATCTGGCATTACTCGTACAGATATATATGACAATACAATTGAAATTTCAAATAAAATTGGAGAGTATGAGTTTTATCAAGGGCTAGACCTGCTCCCAGTTCCTAAGACCAATGCTGATAAGAAACTGGCTGAGATGGCCTCTGAAGGCTTAAAAAGACTAGGTCTATCAGAGGACACGGTCTACGTAGAAAGGTTGCAAGAAGAGTTACAAGTAATTAAAGATAAATCATTTGCATCATACTTTCTTGTAGTTGCTGACATGATTAACTGGGCTAAGTCTCAAAATATTATGGTTGGTCCAGGTCGTGGATCTGCAGCAGGGTCTTTGGTTTGCTATGCTTTAGGAATTACGGACGTAGATCCAATTAAGTATGACCTTCTGTTCTTTAGATTTATTAATCCTGAGCGTAATGACTTCCCTGATATCGATACAGATTTTGAAGATCGTCGTCGTAAAGAGGTTAAAGATTATCTAAAGAAAAAGTTTAAGCACGTTGCTTCTATTTCAACATTTACTTATTTTAAAGATAAGGGTGTTGTACGTGATGCAGCTCGTGTATTTATGATTCCATTAAACGATGTAAATAAAGCTTTAAAGTCAGTAGATACGTTTGAAGACTTTCTTGATTCGCCAAATACAAAAGAATTTAGAACCAGATATCCAGAGGTAGTTTGGCTTGCAGAAAAGCTGCGTGGAAGAATCAGATCTGTTGGAGTACATGCCGCAGGTGTTGTGGTAGCAAAGGACGACATCAGAAAATATGCCCCAGTGGAGTCTAGAGAAGATGCTAACGATAAAGTTTCTGGAAGAATTCCTGTTGTCGCATACGATATGGACACAGTTGCAGATATTGGACTGATTAAGCTTGATGCCTTGGGCCTTAAAACTCTCTCAGTAATTTCAGATACAATTAAATCAATTAAAGATAGATCTGGAAAACAAATAGATTTATCAAAGGTATCACTAGACGATAAGGATGTTTTTAAAACTTTAAGCGAAGGATATACAAAGGGTGTATTCCAAGCTGAAGCAACTCCTTATACAAATCTATTAATGAAAATGGGAGTAAACTCTTTTGAAGATCTAGCAGCATCTAACGCTTTAGTTCGTCCAGGTGCGATGAATACTGTTGGTGCTTCTTATATTAATAGAAAGAACGGCAAAGAAGCAGTTCAGTATATGCATCCTATTATGCAGCCATTTACTGAAAATACTTACGGGGTTATTATCTACCAAGAGCAGGTTATGCAGGCATGCGTACATCTAGGAGGAATGACATGGTCTGAGGCCGATAAGGTTAGAAAGATCATTGGTAAGAAAAAAGATGCAAGAGAGTTTGACCAGTTTAAAGATAAGTTCGTTGAAGGAGCTTCAAAGCATATCTCTAAAAAGCAGGCAGAGTCTCTTTGGCATATGTTTGAAGCACATGCTGGCTATTCTTTTAACCGTTCTCATGCTGTTGCATACTCCCTTCTTTCTTACTATACTGCTTGGCTTAAGCATTACTACCCTCTTGACTTTATGTTTTCTCTACTTAAAAACGAAGGAAATAAAGATACAAGAACTGAATATTTAATTGAAGCAAAGCGCTTGGGCTTGAGAGTAAAGCTACCTCATGTCAATGAGTCAGAGCCTTACTTTTCTTTAAAGGGAGATGCAATTCAATTTGGTTTAGCAGAAGTTAAGTTTATTTCAGATAGCATTGCTAATAAAATTATTGACAAGAGACCTTTTAAAGACTATGCAGACTTTATTAGCAAGTCTTCTAAAAAGGGAAGTGGAATCAATAGTAGAGCGGTGTCAGCGTTAAATGCAATCGGAGGTGCTGCTTTTGAAGACAACCCTAGAGCAGGCAATGAAAAAGATAATTACTATGAGTATTTAGGTATACCTACATTTAGTATAGACCTGCCTCCAAGAATTAAAGCACAGGCAAGACCTATCGAAGACTTTGATCCACTTGGTTCTTTTGTTATGTTTGGTATGGTAAAAAATATTAAACGAGGAACTGGATGGGCACGAGTAGAGCTTGTTGATGAATCTGGCTCTATCGGATTATTCCATAATGAACAGACACAGATAGAAACTAATCAGATGTATTTTATTCTAGTTGGAGATAATAGAATTGCTAGATACATAAAGGTTAGCGACATTGATCCAAAGGGCTCAGACTTGTTTGTTGATTATTTGTATAGAAAAGAATATGACCTTGAAGAAGACGAGTACATTGTGGTAAACTTTACTCCATATCAAACAAAGGCTGGCAAAACAATGAGTCACATTATATTGTCTGATAGAAATAAAAATCTTACACGAGCAATTGTTTTCCCTACCATGTATAAGATATCTTTAGCAAAGATGCGTGATGGAATGAAGTGTAAGGTAACATTGTCTAAATTAGATGATGGAACATTAATGGTAAAGGAAATAAAATGACAGTTGATCAAGAAGAGATTATGAAAATGATTAGCGCAAGCAAAGTGCTTTCTGCAATCATTAAGCATAACGGGCCAATGACAATTCCAGTAGATGTTTTTTTAAATGCAGCAAGTGAAAATCAAGAGCTGCTAATAGATTATGATGGAGAATCTGAAGGTGGACCAACATTTACTTTCGGAATTAGAGAATTACAAAAGGAGACAAATGATGAACAGCAATGATTTAGTAACAGAGTATGGATTAGATGCACTTGCAGCAATTCTGCATGAGACTGCAATTGAAAAAGGTTTTTGGGATAGCCCAAAGAATTTTGATGTATTCGGAAACAAGTTGGCATTGGTACATTCTGAAGTAACAGAAGTTTTAGAAGCTATTAGAAAAAATAAGGGCTCTCAAGAAATTGTAGAAGAGATGGCGGATATTCTAATTAGAACTTTAGATTTGTATGCAGCAATGCGTAATGCAGATTTTATCAACCACAGCCTAGATGAAATTTTATTAAATAAAATGGAAAAAAATAAATCTCGACCAAAGCTTCACGGCAATTTGTTTTAATGGTATAATAATACAATAAGAGAAAAGACAAACAATGACAATCGTACTAGATGATATATTAGCAAAACTAGATCCAAAAACAAGAGCAAGAGTTCAGTCAGCACAAGATGTTAAGGTTGAAAAGCAATTGACCCCTAGCATTGGACTAAACATGGCGTTAAAAGGCGGGCTAGGCTATGGTAGACAGGTGCTCGTTTGGGGCAACAAGTCGGCTGGTAAGTCTTCTTTCTGCCTTCAAATGATTGCTATGGCACAAAAAGAAGGTAAGACTTGTGCATGGATTGATGCGGAGGCATCATACGATCAATCATGGGCTGAGTCATTAGGGGTAGATTCATCTAAGCTCATATATTCCCCAGCTAAAACAGTAAATGACATGGTAGATGTTGCTACTAAGTTAATGGAAGCAGATGTTGACATGATTGTTGTTGACTCTATTTCAGCATTACTGCCAGCTATTTACTTTGAAAAAGATGGAAATGAATTAAAAGATTTGCAAGACACAAAGCAAATCGGCGCTGAAGCAAAGGATATGACCCACGCAGTCAAAATGTTAAACTATGCAAACAAAAACACATTACTTGTTCTCATCTCACAACAACGAAACCAGTTTGGATCTATGCATGCTAGTCACATCCCCACAGGTGGCATGGCAGTCAAGTTCTTTTCTTCCACTGTCATTAAGCTCTGGTCGTCTGAGGCTGAAGCAAATGCTATTAAGGCTGGTGTTAAAGTTGGCGACAAAATTATTGAACAAAGAGTCGGAAGACCAGTTAACTGGATTATTGATTACAACAAACTCGGCCCCCCAAATCTATCAGGACAATACGACTTTTACTACCAAGGGGAAACTCTTGGTGTAGATCGTGTTGGAGAGACGCTAGATGTTGCAGAAATGGTTGGTGCAGTAGAAAAAGGTGGAGCTTGGTATACTGTTAATGGAGAAAGACTTCAAGGTCGTGCTAAAGCAGTTCAGTACTTAAGAGACAATCCAGAAGTTGTAGAAGAACTTATTGAGGTAATCAATGCCAAATCTTAATGAGTTTTTTCATAAACCAGAATTGTTACATAAGTCAGAGTTGCAAAAAATTCATGGAATGAAGCCATGCTCTAAATGCAATCAAGATGCAGAAGAAGCTTTTTGGGACCCATTGACTTTAATACTTGCTTGGGAATGCCCTGAGGGACATCCAAATCAGATTAAGGTTGAGTAGTGTCAGAAAGATCAGAGGCTAAAAGAGATGGTGCAAAACAACAAAAAAATAGTGGACGTGGTGATTATCAGAAGGGTGACGCTACGTGGAAATCTTTCGTGGTGGATTATAAAGAATATGAAAAATCAATCTCTATTTCACAAAGTATTTGGGCTAAAGTTTGTACAGACACCTTTAAAGTTAGTAGGGATAAGTATCCTGTTCTCAAACTCATCCTTGGCAAAGACAATAGCAAAACGAGGCTTGCAGTAATTGAGTGGTCATTACTAGAGCAATTAGTAGAAAAGTGGGAGACAGATGACTAGTTTTTTATTAGGACTAATGATAGGATTTGTAATCGGATATCCAGTCGGACTGTTTATAGATAAACTAGATAAGAGGATCAAAAATGGCAGAAGATAAAAACACATTAGAGCTAATTAGCGATATAACTGAATTTAATGATTTACACGAGTTCATGAAGGATGAGCATCTTGATAGAGCTTTGTCAATTGTAGTAAAGCTTTTAATGAACCCTGATGTCCCTTCAGCTAAGGCTCCTCATCTAATTATGGAGTTACAGGCTATGTCAACTAAGTTTGCTGTGCTTGCTTCATATTATTCTACTATTGCCAAGGATAAGGCTGGAACCTCAAACAATAACAAGAAGAACGTATATTATTCAGTAAAGGAGTCCATAGACAAGCTTGTAGATGCACTCAAGTATGTCGTTAGGTACAACTCATAAATGGCTAGAGATATAGTTAAGAACCTTAAGTTTAAAAAATACGAAGGCAACTTTGACATACAAGAGTTTGCCAAGCTACTAGATGATGCATACCTTGCAACAAAAAGACCAGATGGAGAAATGACAAAGAAATCATTTAGCCCTAGTTCTCTTGGCTATGGACATGGTAACTGTCCTAGATATTGGTACATGGCTTTTAGCGGTGCAAACTTTATAGATAGTAATGATGCAAAAGCTGTTGCAAACATGGCACAGGGTACACAAGCGCATGAAAGACTACAGGCTCTTATTCAAAGTCAGTCCACAGATCTGTTTAAGACTACAAAGATACAGTCAGTTGAAACAGAAGTTGAAATTAAAAACGAGTATCCTCCAATCAGAGGATTTATTGATTTAATTATTGATTGGGATGGCGAGAAAGTAATTGGAGAAATTAAAACTGCTAAGCAAGAAGTTTGGGATACACGCCAAGCAGAAATGTCTCCTTCTGGAAATCATGCATTGCAAATCTTAACATACATGAAATTAAAAAATGTTAAAGAGGCTTTCTTTTTGTATGAAAATAAAAACACTCAAGAGATTCTTCTTATCCCAATCCAGATGAATGAAAAGAATAAGCAAATTATTGATAATCTTTTTATTTGGATGTGTGAAGTTTATGACAACTTTAAGGATGGCGGGATTCCAATGAGACCATTTTTAAAAACAAGTTATGCATGTAAGGGATGTCCTATTAAAAAGGAATGCTGGTCTGGCCCAACAGGAGAAGTCCAGATTGAGGCTTACGAGGTATAAAATGATATGCGGTAATTCAGACTGTGCAAAAGAATTTGAGGCAAAAACTCATAACCAAAAGTACTGCTCAGATGAATGTTGTCGTGTTGCTACAAATAAAAGAATCATGGAAAAATACTATGAAAAAAAAGCAATACGAAAAGGTAAAATAATTAAGAAATGCAAAAAGTGTAAATCTCCACTAAGTAAATATCAAAATGAAGATGTATGTGCTTCCTGCATTAAAATGAGAAATAAGCAAAACAGAGATCAATTGTTGAGGATGATAGATGAAGTTAGCTGATCTTATTAAAACAAAAGCAAACAAAGTTTTGGGGATAGATGCCTCAACCAACTCTGTTGCATTTTGTTTGATGGAAAACAATGTGCCTATTAAATGGGGTAAAATAGAATTTGTTGGTGCAGATATATACGAAAAAATATATGATGCAAAAGTTAAGATGCATGCAATGCTAGATGAATTAAAGAGTGATTACATAGTTGTAGAGGGAGCAGTCCTTGTCAGATCACCTGATGCTGTGATAAAATTGTCATATGTCTATGGAGTTGTTATTGCTGAGCTTATGTCTACTGGCGCTAAGGTTATTACAATTAGCCCTACCGCATGGCAGGCGCACATTGGCAACAAAAATCCGACGAAAGATGAGAAGTCTGCAATAAGAGCAGCCAACCCAGGATATGCTGATTCTTGGTATAAGAATAAGTTACGACAAATTCGTAAGCAAAGAACTGTAGATTTTTTTAATAAAAAGTATAATATTGCATTAGATGATTTTGATGTTGCGGATGCTTTTGGAATAGCCCACTATTCAAACACTGTCTTAACTGAGAGGTAAACATGGATAACAGAGAAGTTTTTAATAAAGTATATCTTACAAATGAGTGGGGTCAAGATAGTGGAACAGGGTCTTTGCCATTCAATGCAAAAGAATATATTAATTACTTAAACGGATTTATTAAATTTTATAATGTAAAGACTATACTTGATCTTGGCAGTGGAGATACAAAGATCTTAAGAAGCCTAGATTTAAAAAGTATAGATTCATATAAATGTATAGAAGTAAGTGACCACGCAATAAAAACTTATTATGGAAAGCTTCCAAAATATGTTGAGGTTATTAATGACGATATAGTAACTTGCGAATACCCACAAGTCGACCTAGTATTAATTAAAGATGTACTGCAGCATTTAGATTTTGAATCTATTCAGATTGTTATGGAAAAGATATTTAAAAGCTGTAAGTATGCTTTGATTACAAATGATATACCAAGTACAACAAAAAATATTAATATTAAAAATGGAGCATATAGAGGCCTTAATCTAAAAACAGAACCATTTTTATATACAGATTTGCAAATTGTAAAAACATATAAGTCTGACTTTGAAGAAAAAATGGTTTATCTTTATAGAGGAACTAATGAAGCTTTATAAAAGTAAAGACTGGCTTTATAGAAGATATGTTGTTCAAAGAAAAAGCATGGAAGAAATAGCCAAGGAGTGTTCTGTAACAACTATGACTATATACAGGCAGCTTAAAGATTTTGGTTTAGTAAAATGAATTATCACATAATACAAATAGATAATTCTAGGCAAGACAATATTACAGAAATTGAGAATATTCTTGGAGATCGCAGAGCAGTTATCCCCGTAGTTAATGCTCATAACGAATCAGATCTTAAAGAATTTTATTCATCTAACCTAGAGTTTCGTGTTACTGGTGCTGAGCTTACTAAGCCTGAAGTAGGGTGTTTTGCAAGTCATTATTTGGCGTGGAAATATATTGTAAAAAATAAATTAGAAGACTTGTTAATACTTGAAGATGATGCTTTGTTAAAAAATAATTTTTTAAATAAATATACTTCTTCTAAAAAAAAGCTTCCAAAAGATTACGATATGTTTTTTTTATATGCAAATAGATACATGGCTGCTAGGTTTTCTATTAAAGATCATTATATTAAAAATCATTTTATAGCCAGAGCATATCAAGACTGGTCTACTTTAGCATACTTGATTAGCTATGAGGGTGCGGTAAAGGCAATAGATCTTACCCATAAAATGGGAATGATTAGACCTGTTGATAACTTTTTACTTGAAGGCGGAGAGAATAGATTACTTAATGTCTATGCTCCAAAGCCACCAGAGCTCCTTCCTATAGAGATTAATGAAAAGTATGAGTCTACGATAAGGACAAAAAATGTATAAGTGTTTAGTTACTGGGGCTGCTGGATTTATTGGGTCCCACCTAGTTGATAGATTAGTGTATGAGGGTCATCAGGTTATAGCAATAGATAACGAGTCTGCTGGATCTAATGAATCATTTTATTGGAATCAAGGAGCAGAAAATCACCTAGCAGACATTACAGATTATGAGCAAATTAAAGATTTATTTGTTGACGTAGACTATGTTTTCCACCTAGCCTCAGATGCTAGAATACAATCTTCTTTTGAAGATCCTCTAAGAAGTATAGAGGTTAATGCGATTGGAACTCTTAATGTATTAAATGCTTCTGCAAATAATAATATTAAAAGGGTTATATTTGCAAGTACATCTTCTGCTTATGGAAATACTTTGCACCTTCCAAATAAAGAAACAGATAATACAAATTGTTTAAATCCATATGCAGCAACTAAGCTCTTGGGAGAAAACCTTTGCAAGATATATAATGACAACTATTATGTTGAAACAATAATTTTAAGATACTTTAATGTTTATGGAGAAAGACAGCCTGGGTCTGGTGAATATGCAACCGTTATAGGAAAATTTTTTAAACAGAAAAAAGAAGGCAAGCCTCTAACTATTTATGGCGGAGCACAGAGAAGAGACTTTACTCACATTTCAGATGTAGTAAATGCAAATATTTTAGCAATGTATTCTGAATTAGATAATCATGACACTG